GGAGAATGCGGTATGGTATTTACTGTAGATATTGGTGTTATTGAGGCTCAGGATTGGTACCGTCTAGTACATAGCACGGACCACGATACACAATCCGCAGCTATGTTTAGACAGATGGCTAACGGATGGGTTTTTACCGATATGGTTGAGAAAATTGATGCGAACCAGCAATATACGCAATTTATATCCCAAATGTTAGGTAATTATTATTTACTAAAATTTATGTCAAACTGGCAACCTACGAAATATACAAAACTGTTTACCCTTTTTAAAGGAATAATGGATAGTTTATTAATTGAAAAACCGATGAATAACTCATGGACTATTTCCAATGTATTAGATAATATATTTCGATATACGCAGAGTAAAAAAGAATATCCAAAACCATTGACAGTTGGATATGGGTATGATTTGTTAATGTATAAACTAATGGATGCCGAGGTGGAAAAAAAGCAACGATCGATTCACTTACATATTAAACAGTTAGACGACATATGTAGTGTTGCTAATGTAACAGATATGAGTCCGTTTATAATTGATATAGGTAAATTACAAAAATTACAATATTTATTGTCAATGAATATAGGGGCGACGAATATGAATAACGAACAAACTATGTCATTATTTCAATTATATGAAGATATGAAAAAGAATTTCCCATCGTTGGCAGCGAGAAAAAAACCAATTGTGGTTTTAACAATCGATGGAGATTGTTCGCAACCTCCCAACGAGATATCTATTTCATCAACTGCACCAATTGAAGTAAAAATTCCAATAGACGGGCAGGGCGATAAGAGATCAAGTGCGACAATCAGTAACTACATGAAGGCGATCGATGATGCTTATAAAAACGCGGATTTGGATAATTCGTATGATGTTGAAATTGTTAACAATACAAACAGTAAAAAAAGAGGAGAAAATGTGGTCGATATGGGTAACGTTACGATCAAAAGCGGATATACGATTCAATCCATATACGAATTATTATGTAGTTCGGAAACGGAGTATGATGTTGAATTCAAAACGACAGGAGGAGCTTATTGCGGTGACGGTAAGTTAGGATCTGAGTTAGCAAAAGGGATTTTGAAAAACACGATCAGTCGATTTATAGCTTCATGGAATACGTTGATTGAATTAGATGATACGCATAGTGTAAAAATAACACAGGAAGAATATTGTTTTGACGCCGAAAAACATAAACCATCAATGTCACGTAGTAGATCAATGTCACATAGTAGATCAATGTCACATAGTAGATCAATGTCACATAAGAAGGTAAGGCGCGGGGGTAGATCATACATAGGTTCGGTACGTAATAGATATAATTGTACCAAGAAGAAGAAACGATAATAATATTGATACCATTCAACTGAAATGTTATCAATCCGATAAATTAACCTACAATATTTTTGTTGACAGTAGCAGTTGGTAATCCATGTCCGAATAGTATCATATAACACAAGATTATTGCCGCCATCAGAATACTTCTATCTTCAGCAACCGCAGATTTTTGGCCTAAAAGGTATACCATGAAAATATACAGTAAAAACCCAATGACAACCGAATGCAACAACATAGTGAGTCCTCCTTCCATTTTTGATATATATCATACACAGACTATATTTACTATAAAGTTCACTTATCTGTAAATCTAATACCGAGACCATTCATCACTATTAAACCCTGATACCCTTGCGTTCTTACGTAATTCTGCCATTCTTTTGTCCTCTTTGAGGGCACATGCCGACGGTCCACTAGCAGCAGCGGGCGGTGCACTAATCACAGGTGCGACCCAATCAGTTGGCTCAGTCGGTTTCACTCCATAACAATTCACTCCAAAGCGAATATTGGGGTTCGCCATATAGCCACCATTAATACCCGGGCGTCCACATGCGTTTTTGGTATTGGGATTTTGCGCTAATCTGTCATATGTCGCCTTTTGCGTCGGGAAATAGGCCATTTGACCTGCAGACCAGCCATACGTGCACCATTCAGCGCCATTATTATAGGCCTCCTCTATTTGATCGTATGTTGCTAAAGTCGCGCCAAGTGACTCACATAATTCTTGTGCGCGCTTATATGTATACTTGTTTTGAGAAATATTATATACCTGTTTTTGTCCCGAACTAGGACTGCTTTGTGAAGGTGCTGTGCTTGAACCAGGACTGCTTTGTGAAGGTGCTGGTGCGGGTGACGGACTCGATAAGTCGCCTAGAGCAACATCCCACGCGCCTTCCACACCACCCGTAAATTTAGACCACATGTCCGGACTGCTTGAACTGTCTGGACTACTTGAACTCGGTGATCCATAAGCAGGTAAGTTCTCTAAAGATTGGATAAAGGAATTATTCAGCAAGATATTGACAATCTGTATCCCTAAAATGTATTTGAAGAAAAAGATGATACCAAACATAGCATAAAACACCCAAATATGGTCCTCCACTAATTTTACTAAAACCGGTTTAACATCGGGCGCAGTAGGTACACGTAAAATATAAACAATAAAGAAAAATATGATAGTAAACCATATCAATAAAAGAAGAGACCATGGGTCATTTAAAAATTGATAAAGCCACTCAAAAGTATAGCCAGTAATATTTGTTTTTTCACTTGACGTCATATTTGCGTAACCCGCAAATGTCAATAGACAAAACACAATGGCCAACGTAACATCGATCGTGCGACTATATGACAGTTGTCCGCTGCTTTCAGCGGTCATTGGTTTTGGTGCGAATATAGCAGTTCCTAATCTATAAATTACATAGGCGGTCAACAACCAAAAGGCAATCGTTAATGTCGTTGCATTAAATACGGCTTTTACAACCTCACTAAAATCTGTGGATGCACTAGAAGGAGAAGGTGCCGTAGAATCGGTCGAACTAGGTGCCGTAGAATCGGTCGAACTGGAAGAAGAAACGGTCGAACTGCCTACATTACTGTCACCTGTTATTTTGATAGCCGGGTCCATGGACGACGAAGTATTCACACTTGGAGTATTCACACTTGGACTAGCAATCGCTCCGGGCGAAATCGAAGAAGAATTATTAGGCGTATTTGTATTTGTAAATGAATCCCATGGCATTGTATTTAAATTATCTGTATATAGGTTTGTGATATATTTTACAAAACAGAGACCCTATGTTTACAATACTTTGCTAAACTTTTGTTCTTTTCCTATAAAAAAGACAATATGCCTTCGGTGATACTATTTTATTCACATGAATATGTCGGTCTACTCGTGTGTCATTATAATGGACCCATTCAGAAGAAATATTTTTTACAAAGGCAGTGTAATGACCTCCCATAGTACCACCACTATGATTACAAACTGCATATAGATCATAAATATATGACCGCGAATTATATCCGCTTACGTATTTTGACAAATCAAGTCCGTCCAACGGGAAATCGATTAAATTCTGTAATTTTCGTGAACCATCCACATGAAATCGTTTGAATGCGATAATCAATATAGACGGAAAATTCCAAAAAGTAATGCGTTTTTTTACATCCTCTTTTATCCCTGTTTTCTCATTCATCCAAGCATTTTCACCTTCCAATGTTTCATATGCGGTAAATGCATTGAAACAATCGTAAATAGACGTACTGTTGTCTGGTATCTCTAAATCCAACATGAAATACTGTTCCGGATTCACAGACAATACCTTCGAACCGTTTGCATTGGTTAACTCGGATACATAAATCCCGTAAAACATATTCATAATTTCAGAATATTCGTTTGCATATGTTTTCTGTAACATTTGATAACATGCAGTTGCCAACTTATCTGTACCATTTTCAATATCTCCTTTAATGTGCAGTTTCACCTTTCTCGAAAGACTATTATGCATACAGTCAATAATAAAAAGTAAAAATTCAGGTAAATCGTTTTGTGCGTAACCAGTAAACAAATCGCGATCCTTTTTTACGGCAAGCTGTTGTACGTATTGAACGAAGCGATTTGGAGAAACCACGCCATTCTGGCTCCACATAACTTGTTGCAAATTTTTCCATTCTTCTAAAATAGTAGCATCGGGTAACGACTTTTTTAAATGTGATCGATAGTCTTTGGAAGAAAGAAACTCATTTAATTCATATGTATGATTTAGTGCTTGCATACAGGAGTTTAAAAAACAGGTATTACCTAGGTTAGTTAAACCGGTAAATCCTTTGTCTTTGTATTTGTCCATGAAATATAAGTTAAGGTTGTAAATATATATAGACATTTGTCTTTATATTCTAATTAATATGGAAAACAATGGTACCACCAACAGGAACCAATCATCCATCGATAATATTACGACATTATTGTTAGAAGAAACATTGCGTCAATTAAACCAAACCACCCCAACCACCCCACCCCCCCCAACCACACAAGAATCGGTCAACACATCTCGAGAGAGTGATTTGAATCGGATACTTGATACCGTGTACGAAACTTTTCAAGGGTACAATCAAGTTATGTTAAGTTATAATGCGAATATGACATCCATGTTGCAATGTATTAATAATATGCAACAACAATTAGAATTAAACCAATCACGTTCCAGTGTAAACCGGTCTAGTTCGCGACCGAATACTAGTCAATCTAGACCTAGATCTAATTCGAATCTCTCTAGTTCGCGACCTAATGCGAATGTGTCATCACGTAATTCCACAAGTCAACTACATAATGTGAATTCGCGATTGTCTACTTTTAGTAATAATTCATTATTTTCATCGCAACAACAACAACAACCTCGTTCATTATCTCAAGCAAACACTCTCGACCAATCTCTTGTATTTACCTATTTATTCGAACCCTTAGTCAATGAACCCGAACAGCATGAAAATCAACGACCCATGTCGCGAGAAGAAATATCCACCACTACGCGCACTTTTTCCTATGTTCTTAATTCATTGCCAGAAGACAGACGTATTTGTCCGATTGTAATGGATACATTTTCACCCGGAGACGTTTTATGTGAAATACGCGGATGCGGGCACATATTTCGGCGCCCACCCTTAATGAATTGGTTACGACGAAGTTCTCAATGCCCTGTTTGTAGATATCATATTCGAACATATGAAGAACCTACCACAGTCGATCCATCATTTAACAGTGTCGATCCATCATTTAACAGTGTCGATCCATCATTTAACAGTGTCGATCCATCTTTTAACAATGTCGACCCATCATTTAACAGTATTCCAAATCGTCCGGCATCCCCCGTTCAAATATATGACCCTGATGAAGAAGATGTGGTCGTTTCCGATGATGAAGATGTATCAGATATAGAAATGGATAATGACGTTGACTAAATAAGGGACCCTTCATTTGTGCGTGAAAGAGATTAAACAAAACATATAGACATATACCAGTTTATATGTTTTCCAATTGGTTTTCAAAAAAATCCGACGAAAAGGTAGGATTTGAAGACATTTTATATGCCACACAACATCGCGATATATGCATATTATTAAATACATTACCTCCTAGCGAACAAATGTGTCTTATTTCAGGCACATTATTGATGGAAACGGAAGAAAAGGTCATAAATAAACTTCTTCAAAATAATAATCACAATCAGATAATCATTATTTACGGGAAAAACAATTGTGATACGAAGGTAGAAGAAAAATACACACAATTGACGACTCTTGGCTTCACACAAGTATACATGTATCACGGTGGCTTGTTCGAATGGCTTTTATTACAGGATATATACGGTCAAGAATTTACAACAACAAGTAAAAATCTCGATTTATTGCATTATCGACCCAAATCGATTTTACACCATTAAAAACCCTTTTTCAATAATGTTTTCCAATGAGATATACGTGCATGCGATTGAGGCGTTAGTATATAATGCTGCTGTATGGAATAATCCAATGTTAGTAGACCATCCTCTTTATGGCGAAGGACTCGTTCATGGAAAAGTGTTACACTATCTTCATACGCATCCACAACGGTTTTATCATTTTGATACATATGATAAATCATAGCGCGATCAAAATCGTATGCCGCAAGTAAATCGGCCTCTCTAACTATGTGATAGGCTTGTTGATATTTTCCAAGATCAGGAAAACCATTCACCTTCACCTTGGAATAAGACATGGTTCGAATAATGGTTTTGATAGCTTCTACATCATCTTCCTCCAAATAATATCGTGGTGTTATTGTATTGGAACCGCTATCATCGTATAATACCGAATCCAATTGTCGGATTCCTTCATCTTCGTCCATGTATTTTTTATCACACATATCATGCAACGCGGCAGCAATATAAATAACCTTTTCTTGTGAGTGCAAATGAGTATGTGTTTTAACCTCTATTTGAAATAATTCATGTGCGTTCACCAAAACGTTCATCGCATGGGAAACCCCATGCGATTCATCGATATTCCTATATTTTGTTGTTTGTAAAATGTATTGAAAAAGTGTTTGAAAAAGATTCATGTATAGTATACTGATAAAATTGATTCTGCCGATATTTTTATATCCATTTCATCTTTCGTAACGAATTAATAATGGACCTATCTCAGAAGAAGTTAACCAAAGCCGAATGGCTCAATGTGGAGATTCCCGTAGTCGAATCAGAAAAACAGGTGTTGGATCTCATTTCAAATGGATATGGCAATCGGGATATACGTTCCAATAACACGCAATCTCTATTGACATCCATGAAATTGGGCTCAATTCCCAATATTCACGAGTATATTTACACCACGTACTTTGCAGAAAGCATACGCGATTTTCATAAAACGTACAATTCAATATTGGGCGAATATGTGAACCCCGTGTCCGCAAAACAAAAAAAATTAAAAAAGGGGGAGATTATCAGAATTAACAATACTGATTCCAAAATGAAGACCCTCAAACACCAAACATTCGAGTATATTATCCTGGATTTCTGCAAAGAACTCTTGAAGTCTAGAAAAGCAGGAACGTCTGGGTACGCGTTCTATCTCTATACTCTCATGCAAGTATTAAAAAACCAAATCGAGGATGTTAATATCTATGTGCGCTCATTTATCGATAAATTGATTGCATCGACCCAATCGACACTATCAATGCAGGATGTTTTGAGTAAATCATATGAATTCATTGAGAAAAACCCGCATCTATTAAAATTTGCCGATCAAGAACTTTTCGACCATCAAAAACAGATATTCAAATTATTTTCCGATGAACCAAATACCGCGAAACTCGTCTTATATACAGCACCCACAGGGACCGGAAAAACCCTTACTCCGGTCGGCTTAGCACACGGTCATCGGATCATCTTTATTTGTGCGGCAAGACACATTGGTCTTGCTTTGGCGAAATCAGCAATATCCACTGACAATCGCATTGCAATCGCATTTGGGTGTGATAATGCCACGGATATTCGTCTCCATTATTATGCAGCGTCCGATTATACACGAAATAAGCGCAGTGGTGGTATCGGAAAGGTAAATAATCTCGTCGGCGATAAAGTACAGATTATGATATGTGATGTCAAATCGTATATTATTGCCATGGAATATATGTTGTCATTCAGCCCCAATACCGATATTCCCGACGAAGACATTATTACGTATTGGGATGAACCGACCATTAGCATGGATTATGAGACCCATCAACTCCACGAACAAATCCAACACAACTGGCGAGAGAACAAAATCTCGAAGGTTGTCCTATCTTGTGCTACTTTGCCAAAGGAGGACGAAATCGGAGACGTTTTGACGAATTATCGCAGCAAATTTGCAAATGCCGAAATCCGGACTATCAATAGTTATGATTGTCGCAAGTCCATTTCCCTTCTCAATAGTCAGGGGAAATCGGTCCTTCCTCATTTGCTATATGCTGATTACGGTGATTTACAAACATGTATCGACCATTGTAATCGCAATAAATCTCTTCTTCGATATTTTGATTTGGTGGAAGTGGTTAAATTCATTCAATTGGTTCATGCAGTTCCAGAAGCGATTCCACTCGATTTTCATATGGAACATTATTTCCAAGACGGAATCATCTCCATTACTATGAATAGTCTCAAAACATATTATTTGGGGTTATTGGGTGTTATTCGCATAGAAAACTGGACCGACATTCATTCGCAACTTTGCTCCTCTCAAAAGGGCAAATTCGATGCAACTTCGACGAAAAAGTGGTCCAAAGACAAATCCACCGAACCCGATCACTTAAAGGGGGTGCGTATTACAACGAGCGACGCGCACACACTCACCGATGGACCCACTATGTATTTGGCGGAAGATGTCGAATTAATGGCGAGGTTTTATGTTTCACAATCGAATATACCCGATATCAGTCTACAATATCTCATGAAAACCATTGAACGTAATAATGTGGTCCAGAGAAAAATCACATTGTTAGAAAATGACATCGAAGAAAAGGTGCGTAAATTAGAAACGGTCGACCAAGGTGCTTCCATGGGGAAAAATGGGAAGGGGGGGAAAAAAACAGACAAGAAATTAAATCGCGATAATGATAGTTCTGACTTTCGCAAGATTTATCAGGAACTTGATGTATTACGTCAACAAATTGAAATTGCCAATTTAGACTCCCGCTATATTCCGAATTCTCCAGACCATCAAAATGTTTGGATGAATGGGTCTATTGCAAAAAACGCATTCTCGCCTAAGATTGATGATGAAAGTGTAAAGGAAATCATGATGTTAGATGTTACAAACGTCCAAAAAGTTCTCCTTCTCATGGGGATCGGTATGTTTCTACGCGAAGAAAATGCGAATCCTCGATATCTTGAAATTATGAAGAAACTCGCATATCAACAGCATCTATATCTGATTTTGGCATCCTCCGATTATATTTACGGAACCAATTATCAGTTCTGTCACGGATTCGTCGGTAAAGATTTGGGTGAAATGACGCAACAAAAAACGATCCAGGCGCTCGGACGTATTGGTCGAAACCAGACGCAACAAGAATATACGGTGCGATTCAGAAATGACGTCATGTTAACGCAACTCTTTCACCCACCCACCGAATCTAGAGAAGCGATTGTCATGAGTCGCTTGTTCTCTTAAGAAGGGATGGGGGGACCCGCCCCGCCACCTTTAAATGGGTAGAATCATATTATATTGAAAAAGTTCAAAATCTTTTTTATAATACTCATTAATTAATTTAATGGCTTCATTATTCAATAAATTGATATATTGTTGATTATCAAACGCTTTATTTGTTAATTGACATTGCATATTCTTAAAATTGTGATATCCTAGGCGTTCCATATCCTCATTCAACGTTTCTTGTCTCACAATCATAATATTTTCCAATAATTTACCATTTTGATCAACAATAAACTCGTTTTGGGGAGTTTTATGGTTATCAAATGTTCCATCTGCGGATAAATAGGATTTAATAGCCATACATACCTCTTCTTTTGAGGCACCCGCGCGAATGCGACGTGTAAAAAACATTTCCGAAATAATGCGGTCATATGGATTACGAACACTTGCCAAAATATTACATGTTTGATTGTATGTTTTATCGTACAATTTTGTTTGTGTTATTTCATCAAAAAAGAATTCTTTATATTCCTCTAACTCGTTCCACGTAAAGTGATGTAAAGAATGTCCTTTATCGCGAACCGTCCTTATTTTTCTGAAATACAGAAATTCTGGAAGTTTCTTTTTTATATGATCCATATGCTCTCTTACATTTGTTCTAATATTGGCAAGACGCTCTTCTATTTCCGTTTTATTTTTAGCATATTTTCGCTCTTGTAACAGTTTACGTACTTCATCATCAAATAATAAATTGATACGATTTCGCCAGTCTTTCCTTAAAACGGTTAATTCGTTATTTATATTTGATGTGTGTCGATAATACAATGTACTAGCGTTTAATTCCGTCCTGGATGTTATACCCAAGTATTTCTCTATTGTTGTACCGCCTGTTTTGGGTATGTGGATAAATAACAGGTCTAAATTTGGAAAAAATGGCATATAATATACTATTCCATTTTTTTTAATATGACATAACCCCCCCTCCCCCCATTCTATATAATAGTTCGTAAAGAATCATCGTAAAAGGGAACCATTTTGAAAGGAGGGTTTTAAAGGGAACCTTGGTTCCCTTTATTTGGTGATACTCAATGCATACGGATTTCCATTCAACATATTGGGAATGTCTAAATTATTTACACGATCATTACCTAAACCAGAATATAATTGTTGTTTTCCTTGTAATTGACCCATTGTGTCTAAACCGGATCCACGAGCGTTAGATGGTCCATTTATGTAATTTTGTGACATCTTACATGAACGGTCACCACTAGCGATATTCACCTGATTGTTAAGCAATGACATATTACCCGAAACTAAACGCCCGTCTATTGTGGAAGATTTTACGTCATTGTTGCGTTGATTATATTCGGCATCGTAAGGACGAAGTCCCTTTGAACCCTCTGCTGCACTCGAATTACCGGAATAAAAGAAATCCGATTGGTTCATTCGTGCATTCTGTATAGGTTGAGTGGGTGTCACTGTGTATCCCCCCTTGTCAAATTGCGAGGAACCCGCGTTGAGATGAAATTTCGCATTTTCAGTGGTTTCACGTGTCGTTGTATTGGGACGATCAGCGGGATTAAATACGTAAGATTGGGGTACGGTGGTTGATGCATTTTGATAGGGACGCAATGTACCAATGGTATTCTCTTTGCGAGATGGACGAACAATATCCAATAACGGTGCAACGACCGAACCGATTGCGCCTCCAATCATACCGAAATATCCCTGTTGTTTGTTTGCACTACGCCCGTTATTATAGGCGTGTTGTGACTTGGAACCAAAATCAGCTTCATTAGGTCCGCCTTTTCCTACTGCGGATGCAGCAGAAATCGGTATAGATCCCAATTCTTGGTTTGTGGAAGGCATATATTCTCCCTCAACGTAAGACGTCTTGGAATCGCCTCCGGCAATACCCGAATAGGATTGCGTTGTCTCGGGACGATTCGTATAACGATCTTCTTGAATGGGGCGAAGTGTTGGACCTTTCTCTAGACCTGTCGTTGTCATGTAACGATTCGGTCCCACCTCAAACTCCTTCTCAGGTCCGTTCTTTTCCATCTTTCCAAGAGTACCACGCTGTTTAACATTGGAAGCAGCAGGTCCTTCTAAACCAAGCATAGAGACGCCCGATGCCTTGCGATGGTTATTGACGCGTAATTCGTCGACCGTCTTAGGCATCCATGATTCGCGTTCCAGCATACCTGAATTGTAACCACCAACTCCTTCGGTCGTATATCCTAACCCTAAACCAGGTGCCACCTTTTCCTGTTTGAAGGGCACAACATTTGCCATCTTTAAACTAGGATTTACACGGGATTGCATGAAATCATTCTGATTAGGAAGACCATGCGCCCATTGATAATTTTCGTTGGGTGCAAATAAAGGAGATTGTTCCTTCTTATCAATGGTTTGGGAACCACTGCCTAAATAATTATCCATCAGACCCTCGTTTTGATTCGGTTCAAATTTACGGCTGTGAATTTTTTTACCAAAAGGGACCATGTTATTATGTCTAAAGTAATCGTTACCCACAACTTCTCCCGTGAGTGACGTGTAGTCATTTGAATTGAGCGAAGCTTCTTGGGTCGCATATTTCATTCCTGTCTTGGAAGCCCATTTTTCATTATTCAGTAAATCTTTTGGATCCGATATGTTGTAATACTTATCCGTATAAGCCCCGCCACTGTATTTATTATCATTTGACAACTTGGTCGTAATATCAACGGCCGCATCGCTCAATGATAAATCGTTTGCCGTTAATTCTCTAGGATAATTGACATTGGGAATATTCGTGTTGGATAATCTATCCTCCATGACATTATTTCCCATGAAACCTTCCTCCAGATTGTCATCATCATCGTCATTCGCATTATTTTCTTTGGAAATGAAATATAAGCCACTTAAAGCCACTAAAGGTATCACTAATTCCATTGTATATAATAAGGTATATACAATAGACACAAGAAATTACGTGTGTATTTTTATATATTCGACATTCTTATTTTTCCGATCGGTCGGTCGGTATCAAACTTGGTCGATAATTGTCCTTTTCAAGAGTGCGTGTTTGAATATTGTCATGAAACGGCTTCTCCAAATTCGCTTGGGGGTTTAATATAGGAGTCTCCCAAACAGGATGTTCTAAATCACGGTACGTCCATGCGGGATGACTGGCACGACTTTCTTCCACAAAAGGTTGGGCGTTGGGAAACGTAATCTCCTTTGTTTCTACTTGATTTGCGACATAATTGTTGGTTTCGATATTGTCGCGCTGAAGAGGGCGAGTCAGTCCCATCAAATCACTCTCTAGTTGAATACTGTTGGTCTGTAAATTCGCACCAAATTGCTGCAGGCGAAGGTGAGTATCTTCTTGAAAAGGCATCACTGAACCCTGACCGGGTGTGTCTAATTGATATCGACCGGCATAGGTCATTTCCTCCATTTGTTTCGCAATACGGACGTCGTCATCATGATAACGTGTATATGCCATTTTATTCGATTCGTATATAATCGTAACAGAAAAAATACTTGTCCGAATAAATACATAAAATCAGCGTATTGTGTTTATCCATAAAGCACATGAGTGAAATTCCACGACTATGTCTAAATATGATTGTTAAAAACGAGAGTTCCATTATTGAACGATTGTTAGAATCGGTTGCACCATACATCGATACGTATTGTATTTGTGATACGGGAAGTACGGATGATACCATTGATAAAATAGAGAAATTCTTTACGTCACGTTCTATTGAAGGTGTTATTTGTAGCGAACCATTCCAAGATTTTGGATACAATCGAACAGTTGCATTAAAAAGATGTTTGAAAATGAAAAATGTGGACTACATTCTTCTCATCGATGCAGATATGATGTTATCTGTCAACCCGTTAATTTCTCCGGAAGCATTTAAACAGCATTTACTCAAGGCGGATGCATTTCACGTCATGCAAGGAACCCAAGAATTACAATACCAAAATATACGTATTGTCAAGAAAACAGATGATTTACATTATTGGGGCGTCACCCATGAATACTTGGTTCTTCCTAAAGATGCAAACGTCAAACCGTTACTAAAAAATCAGGTATTCCTCCAAGATATCGGAGATGGAGGCTCAAAACAAGATAAGTTTACAAGAGATATCAAATTATTACAAAAGGGCTTGGAAAAACATCCAGGTAATTCCCGTTACCTATTTTATTTAGCAAATAGCTACAAAAACAACAATCAGTTGAATGAAGCTATTGAAACCTATCTGAAAAGAATAGATGCTAAGGACTGGATAGAAGAGGTTTGGTACAGTTATTATAGTATCGGTCATTGTTATTCTCTATTACGGGATTTTCCCAAGGCTATCTATTATTGGTTAGAGGGTTATCAAGCCCATCCATGTCGCGTTGAAAATTTGTATCAAATCGTCCATCATTATCGAACACGTGAAAAATATGAATTGGCCTATTCTTTTTATTTACTAGCAAAACGAATGTTAGAAACACATACCGAACATAATCACCTCTTTATGGAAAACGACGTTTATGTATACAAACTCGATTATGAATATTCTATTATGGCTTATTATTGCAATTGTAATAAAACAGATGTCGCTAAAACGTCCATGACTTTACTTGAGTATCCCCATTTGCCCGAATCTATTTCCAAAAATGTGATATCCAATTACAAATACTATGCAACCTCTCTCGCCAAAATGACAAACGACAGTCATCACGAATTATTTAGGTGCTTCTCGACATGTACTCCGTTCATTAAGGGATTAAAACCGACTTTACCGTCAATATGTAAACTAGATGAAACCAATTATCTATTGAATTTTCGGTATGTAAATTCAGACACTAGTGAGAACAATACCATACGAAACGTAATATCACATGTTACACACACCGACAAATGGATGGTCCAATCGTGCAACGAATTGATATATGATACATCATCAGAAAACGGCTTACAACCCGGCATGGACGATCTACGATTATTTCCATCATCTTCAGGAATTGTATATACATGCAACCGGCGCACTCTAGTCGATTCAAATATTCGGGTGGAAATGGGATATATTAATCCAATTTCCCATAAAGTGTACGATTCCCGTATTCTTCAAAATAGACTTTCTGCTTCAGATATAGGACGGGATTTGGTTTTTTCTCCTTCTATAAACGATACTGCGTTGCCAGTTATTAGCTCATGGTATCCACTTACCTTAGGCAATGTGGAAAATAACGAATTTGTCGAAACACGTGTCATTGATACTCCCTCCTTATTTCAATATATTCATAGTTCTTGTCACGGTGTCCGTATAGAAGACGAATTTTGGTTTTTATGTCATATCGTTTCTCATGAAAGCTGTAATTATCACCTTTTTGTCGTATTAGACGCATCAACCTACGCCTATAAAAAACATACTAGCATATATACATTTGAGAATGAACCAACCGAATCTTGCATTGGAATCAATTATGAACCTAGTGGAAATTTCATTATAGGATATACTATAGACAAACTAACACGATTTATTAGCATTTCTAAATCGTACTTTGCATAAAGGGAACTAAATGGAGGATGAAAAATGTATCATACATTATATATAATGCATGCACTTCAACAATCTATATTTTGGGGATTATTACCTGGTTTTTTAACTGCGTTTGGTGGAGCGTATAAGGATACTTTATTTGAACCATTTGAGTCCTTAAAATTTTTTAGATCACCCATCGTTAGTTTTATTTGGTATATTATTATTGACTTTTATTATAAAAAAGATTCGGTTATTCTCAAAATCGGATTATGTAGTATGATGGAAAGATTATCGGTTGAAACATATAAGGCGATTTACAGACCAGAACCAGGGAAATTTAAAAGCTGTGAGTGCGTTAATGATAAATGTGTTCTTAATAAAGATAGAGGATGGTTTTTAGATAGAATTGCTGGAAAATAAATATTTTTATTTTAAATTTTTAAGGTAGGGGTCACCCCCTCTTCAACCGGATGTAATCTAGCCTCTTTACATCTGCCATATGTTTTTCGATGCCATTGTGTAACTCCGTGCTCTAAAATGCCTTCTAAATGTTTCTTTGTGCCATATCCTTGATTCTTCTCCAAACCATATTTGTCATTTAGTTCCGGATATTTAGCACATAATTCTGTAATATACTCGTCTCGTGCGACTTTTGCCAAAATCGAACCGGCAGCAATTGCGGTGTATTTATTGTCACCTCCTTCAATCGTTTCATGAGGTAAGGTGTGTAAAGTTTCCGTCCGTTCATCAAAATACGAATAAGGTCGGAAGTCGTTACCGTCGACCAAAAGGAATGTATTTTGGGTGCCGACTTTGGCAGTAATTTCGCGAATCGCTTCGTGCATTCCTCGAAATACAGCCTGTCGTATATTGATGGAATCGATGACATCGGCTTCAATATATTGTATGGACCAGGCAATCGCATTTTCCTTGATATAATCCGACACCTCCTTGATTTTCTTTTTTGAGTGGAACCTCTTGGAATCCTTCATCCGATCATGCTGGAAGTCGTCTGTTTTAGGTAAAACTGCGGCTGCCACATAAAGTCTTCCGAATAGAGGACCTCTACCTGCTTCATCAATGCCAATTTCAATCGCATTTGCTTCATCGTAATATGTTTGTAAACCACTCATTTTTAATATAAATGAATGGTCTTGAAAAATCAATTTTATAAAAGAGGACGCGAATGGACCCTCTAAATGGAATATTTTCCAACTATAGAATATATCAAAATATACATGAAAAGTTTTAAACTAACTCCTACAATGATGTTTCTCTTACTGGTGGTGATATTAGTCATTTCTATGCTTCTTGGATATTCCATAAAGGAGGGTATGTCATCTGACTCAACTCACGATGCCGATATGTTAGTATTTTCCCCCTATGACAGTCGTTCTTTAGCAGTAATCAAAAATTCCACTGACACCGAAGGGGCTATTCTATTTGATCCAAAATACGGGAATTTTGTCAATGTTTCAACATCCGGTTCCAATTCAATTAGTCAGGACCCCGATAGTCTCCCTTTCACAGTGGTCCGTCGCGATGGTAGTAGCACATCCTACACATCATCCACGTGGAGTGCTGCAAAATCACAAATTCTTACTTCAAGTCAAACCATTGGTAATATGGCGTCCTCGAATGTGGCATGGTCTTATTCTCAATTTAACAGAACTATCATTAATGTTACGTGGGATAAAAATACCGTCGTCTATTTACTGAATGACACACAACCTAAGCCTGCTATGGAAAATGTATATATTTCTAATTTCATGAGCGATAATAACCAGACCACGATTATTGATGATTCCATAAAGGGGTCTCCTTTACCCACGACAAAAAGTAGTGGTGTAACAACCACTTCTCAAAACCAGGTTCAAATAAATGGTTCAAGTGCAAACCAGGTGAGTGAAAATGCATTTTTCAGTCACGATCAGGGAATTTTAATCAAGACATCCTCCGGATACAGTATGGCAAATAGCTCTCAAAGTGTTAATAGTAGTATTATGAAGAATGATACCACAAATAATACGGCTATTGTTGCTACTAAAATCACCTTGAATTCCCAGCCAGCCGCCATTGTTATTATCATTTCTGCGGTTGATGGTTCAAGTGGGTCATTATCTTATGAAATTACCACAACCGCTCGTGTTACTCATCCATCGGGTTCTTCAACTAGTTCTTCACCTGGTTCTTCCAGGTCCGGTGGTCGAACAAAAGTAGCCAAATGCGTATGTTCCAGTGGATATGAAATAAGTGGTACACATAATCCCTCCACAGGACGTCCTTACTGTGCTCCTGATGATGGCAGTGATAGCGATTGCGAAAACGACAGTCCTTATATTTTGAAAACGGAAATTGTGCCACCCGTGTGTCCCATGTGCCCTAGCAATGGTGGAGGAGGTTCATGCAACGTGAGTGTAAACTCATCCGGTCAATTGGTTGATTGTCACGGAACTACCGTCCAACCTTATAGCGGTCCATCTAGCTTCGGTGATGATGTGACAAGTGGCTTTAATACAACTGTCAAAACCGCAGGTGATACCATTGATTCTACTGTGAAAAGTGCTAGCGATCTTGTTGGTAGCACAGTTGGAACAGCGGGTAATGTTGTTGGGGGTGCAGTTGGAACAGCGGGTAATGTTGTTAATAAAGGACTCGACACAGCAAGCAAAGCTGTTGGCGACGTTACAGGCGGTATTGAAGGTACATTGACCGGCTTAGGAAAAGACGTAAGTAATATTGTTACTGGTGTAAGTGGCGATGTAACTGGCGTTGCAAACAAAACGGTGGGTTCTGTTGCAGGTCTTGCATCTCAGACTGTGAGTACAACTGCCGGACTCGCTCACGATACTGGTTCAGGTGCCTATTCTCTCGCGGAACAAGCCATGTATAGAGACCCTTACGGCGTTTCCTATAATCAATACGGACAACCTATGCAACCACAAACACAACCCGTCATTTATCCAGGTGCCCCTGTATACCCCTCCGGGATGCACCAAGGATTTGGTTCGTGTGGTGTGCCCTATTATCCTCCTCATGGTCCTGACCCGATGCCAATTACCAATGACTTTTCTCAATTTTCTTAAGATATAAAATCTCCCATGGAGTTCATGTAAACGCAGTTTCATTTAAACTGCGTTTAAAACGATATATAAATAAACCACTCTAAGATAGAAGGCACGTCATATGGATTATACCGGTTTATTAAATAGACATGAAATTACTCAAAATATAACGGATTTGTTGGCGGATTTTGATAATGAATGTTGGAATGTTAATTATAAAAAGGGTATTTATTTGTATGGTTCTCCGGGTTCAGGTAAAACATATTTCGTGGAACAATTACTCAAAAAGTTGGATTATGATGTTATTAAATATGACGCAGGAGACGTGCGTAATAAAGCACTTGTCGATACAATCACCAGTAACAATATTTCGAATCGGAATGTATTGGATATGATGAAGGGCGTCCAGAAAAAAATCGTTATTCTTATGGACGAGATTGATGGTATGAATAACGGCGATAAGGGTGGCATTAATGCTCTCATCAAATTAATTCGCCAAAAGAAAACGAAAAAACAGCGTCTCGAAAGTTATACATTGAATCCAATTATTTGTGTTGGAACGTATTACATGGATAAAAAAATTAAGGAATTGATGAAAGTGTGCAATATATTTGAAATAAAAACACCTACCGTCCCTCAGATGAGTTCTCTATTGAACTCCATCTTACCTACAGAAAGCGTACAGGATAAGGAGATGATTATGCAATACGTTCAAGGGGATTTACGTAAAATGGCGTTTATTGAAAGAGTATTAACGAAAAATGTGGAAATGATATCCCGCGATATGTTGCGAGATATTTTTCAATTGAAATCATGTACCGAAGATTCCAAGAAAATCACACATAGTCTTCTAAGCGAATATATTCCCTTTAAAGAACATACCACTCGGCTTAATGATAATGATCGTACAATTGTTGCATTATTATATCATGAAAACATCATTGATGTATTAGATAATGAAAAACAAACGTCGCACATTCCTTTTTATACGCAAATACTCGAAAATATGTGCTTTGCTGATTATTTTGATCGCATTACGTTTCAAAATCAAATATGGATTTTCAATGAAATGAGTTCTTTAATCAAAACATTTTACAATAATTTTCTATTTCATCAACACATACCTCAACCAAAACCGTCGGACGAAATTCGATTCACAAAAGTTCTTACCAAATATTCAACGGAATATAACAATTCCCTTTTTTTGAATCATTTATGTCAAGAACTTGATATGGATAGAAAAGACCTATATGCCTTTTTTCACGAATTACGAATCTCGCAAAACGTTGATTCAAATGATTTTCTACAACTCTTTGAAAACGGTCAATTATTAGAAAATGTATTTGATGGATACGACGTCAATAAACTCGATCTCAAACGCATCTACCGTTTTTTAGACAAAGTTGTGAAGAAAGAGGTGGTTAGTGAAGACGTTGATGAATCAATATTAGTTTAAACCCTTAATAATTTCGAACGGTAATTCGTTGCATACATTTTTTTGTATTTTATATACTATAGTGTTACCATATACAGTAACAATGGATAATGTAACAACCATTATATCGAATATCATAGCCACCACGATAATATTTCCAATGGATACAATGCGCGTGCAAAAACAATTGGGTTTGCCAACCATATACAATGCGCGTGGTCTTTATAAAGGTTATAGTGCTGGAGTTTTACGTCAAATTACATATTCTTCTCCCAATTTGATTATTTATCGTTCATTGAATCAAACGTACATGTCAACCACCGAAAAGGAGACGTCTATTTTCTTTAAATCGGTGTTTGGATTTGTATCGGGTGGAATATCGGGCGTTCTTGGAAATCCATCTGAATTATTATTTGTTCGAGCGGTAAAAGACCCTAATTATAAAAATATTTTTCAATCGGCTTCTCAAATATACAATAAAGACGGATTATTCGAATTTACAAAAGGGTCCTTACCAATGAGTTTACGTTGTGCCGTATTCAATGCCGCCAGATTACCTGTATATTCCGAGTCAAAACGTCTCTTAAATGATACCTACCCTCAGTATGACGGGAGCGTATATATACATTCCACCGCTGCATTTACAAGCGCATTTATGGGAACGATTGTTGGTAATCCGATAGACGTGATAAAATCCAAGATACAAGGGAGCTCCTCTAAAAAACGTATTGGTGAAGTATTTCGCAAAGTCTATACACAGGACGGGATATCGGGATTTTACAGAGGATTTCTCCCATCCTTACTCAGAAGTGGTCCTCATTCTGTTTTATCTTTTATGATGATCGATCAATTATCGCTCTTTTTTTCAGGTAAGGAATTAATATAAAGTTGGATCTACCCTCCTTCATAGAAAAATACCGTTTAAAGTAAGTGGGAAATATGAGTTTTGGAACTTTTTAAAAAGTTCCAAAAATTGATATACACGGAGTTCTCCAACGTAAAAACAGGTGAAAAATGACATGAAAGCAAAATGCTTTCCTTTTTGAAATGTCTCATATATAATGACTGCACTCGTTTTTATAGTCCGAATATTATTTGTGCGGGAAAAGGTTTAGGCATTTTTCTCTTCGTATATTACACGAATATATGACGAACGAAAAAATGCCGAAAAATGCCGAAATGTATACATGCGACGTATGTGACTTTAAATGCATTAAAAAAAGTAATTATAATAAACATTTATCCACTGCAAAACATAAAATACGAATTCATACGAATGGAAAATCTCCCAAAAATGCCGAAAAATATAAATGCATATGTGGTAGTAATTACAATCATGCGTCGTCATTATGGAATCACAAACAGAAATGTAAGATAAAACAAGAACCGAAAACAGATACACCTCATACAAATCTTATCAATTCAGTTGTTTCCTCTGAAAACGAAGATCATCGAGACGAACTTATCGAAAAGTTGTTTACTTCAAACACCGAAATGGTGAATTCAAACGCCGAAATGGTTACTTCGAGTAATGAAATGAAATCAATGTTTCAAATATTATTGGAAAAATATCAAGAAAGTCAATTACAGATCCAAGAAAGTCAGTTGCAAAACCAGGAATTAATGAGTAAGATGATTGACGTCATGCCTCATATAGGTAACACCACAAATAATAATAGTCATAATACCACTAATAACACCCTGAATTTTTATTTGACAAACACATGTAAAGATGCAGAGTCCATTCACGATTTCACAGACCGGTTTGTTAAACGCAGCGTGGAGTTCTTTAAAGGAAATTATTTGGATGTGGCGCATAATCAAATTGACCTGGCGTCCAACGTATATGACATTTTTAAAAATTGTATGGATGAGAACCCACAAACCGGAAAATTCATGCAAACGACCGACGTGAAAAATGGTACTGTTTATATCAAAGAGAAACAAAAGGACGAAAACAAGCAGTTGTGTGGAGAAGCAGAATTCATCAAACACATGGATGGGTTTGCAAAGGCAGGAACGAATATTAGCCACGCAATAAATTGTGCTTTCATTCCAGTTCAAGGTGACTATAAAGAAATCATGGAAAGGGAGTGTGGAAAAGAACCCAAAGAGGATGATTATGAAGATGAAGATCACTATGAAAGAGACATGGATATTTACAAGGAAAAAACAGGAGACTTGAAACGGCATTTGCTAATGCAATCATTCAACGCGGTCTGCATGTTCGATGCAAAGAAACGCCGAGATGAAGTCATGGAGAATACCCGACGATTGAAAGAATAACTGAAATTCTAGTATCTTGGAATAAATATGAACCCTCCTTCAGTATGATTTTTATTTCCTCTCCTTGCGTGTTTTATTACTTTTGGATTTTGTCTTGGTGATTTTTGTCATGTTTTTTGGTTCGGTATAACATTTTGTATATGCGTAGTTTGCAAAATCCTGTTGTAAATTCTTCGCATATCGTTTATGGTTTGAACGTTTCATTTGCAACATACGTTTTTTCATTTCGTCATAACTTAACAATTTTTCCTGTATCATTTTCGGATACATATCGTCTTTTTTGACATCTTCAATGGATAGTTTACCGGATGCAACGGACATGCCTAAATATAATGTAGCATAATTCGCGCCAATTCCGCCACAACGAGCCGTTAGCATGTGTTTCAATCCATCATAATTGATGGAACCACTAATACGAAGAACATCCAGGAGTTTGTCATTTGGAATATGAATTTTGAGACCACTGTAAAAATAATCGTGATGGTTTCTAGGTACACAATGTTTTACATCTTCGTCGCGTAACATATGTTCGTCAAAAAGTCCACGTGTTTTCCAATAAGCAATTCCATGTTTTTCATTTGAAAGAGAGTCCGGGGGTCCGAACATTTCAACGCATTTCGCAAAATATTCTTTGGGTCTGGTGTGATACCATTTCGAAACACTCATTATAGTTTCTAGTGACAAAATATATGGCGATAAATACAATATTTTTTTTCGTGTTTGAATGTATATGATTTCTACATTCAAACAATACTGGATGCATTATTTATTTTATGCTTTTATTCTGATTATAGCCATTTTTACGTTTTTCTATTTTAAATCGTCTTCCCAATCCCATGAAGTCGATAATAAAAGCACACTACCGGAATTTAAAGGACGTGGATATTGTCAGATTGACGCCGGTTATACAGAACCGGTATTGTACTCGGATTTTCTCGACGACACACAAGCAAATGCGATTCTTAATTTAGCCAAACCCCTTTTCGCTGAAAGTACAGTTGTTACTGGAAGTGACACAAATATTCGAAAAAGTCAAACTGCGTGGTTATCGAAAAACGAACCCGCTGTAAAAAATGTAATAGAACGTGTTTGTAAAATAACCGATATTCCCTTCTCTCATGCCGAAAAAATGCAGGTGGTAAAATACGATCCCAATGGGTTTTACAACGAACATCACGACGCAGCGTGCGATGATAATGAAGCGTGTGTTGAATTCGAGAAAAATGGAGGACAACGTAATGTCACTATGTTGATTTATCTCAATGATAACTTTGAAGGAGGAGAAACGAATTTTCCAACACTCGGTCGCTCTTATACTCCTCAAAAGAATGCCGGTCTTCTGTTTTATTCGTTACAGAATGACGGTAATAAGTGTCATCCAAAATCGCTGCATGCAGGTGTGCCTGTGAAAAGTGGCAACAAATATATATGTAATGTATGGCTTCGTGAAATGCCACATAAAGAATAAATAACTCAGTGAGGGGGTGTTTGTAGAGATTCCTTCAATGTGGTATTTTCTTGGATAAGGGATCCAATTATTTTATGCTGTCTTTCCATGACACGTCCAATGTCTTCCAATGTCATAGTTTGGTCGCCATGTGTGATGGTTGGTGTGGCTAATCTCACCGCGTCGGTTCGTTCTCGTTGCAGCACGTATAAATATTGACAAACATCCTTTTTATATTTCGGATTTCCAAGATCGTACATTGCGAGAGAATCGTGTAAAAATCGCGTAAAAAACTGGAAAACATCGTCTTCATTTGATTGTCGAATAAAATCGCGCACAGTTTTGTCGGTATTATGGCAATGGGTTGACGATGTTTCCAATAATCGGTATTTATCCACTGAATTATGTGAATGTGCGAATACAAGTATAGTTTTGAGCGGATTTAATTGGACCATTGGAACAGTATAATCTTGTAAAAACTGTCGTTCTTCCGCTAGACAGGCATAATCGTCGTATCGTGATTGGTCTAGTAACGCACGGCGAAAAGCAAAGGTACCGGCTGTCGCATGATTTTCTCCATAAGGTCCGAAACGCTTCATACAATTTAGTTTGTGAAAATAGATATATAATTGACTGGACCCCGCGCAAAGCGCCCATGGATTTGCCTGTAATTTGGAAACGGCGTGCTTTATTCGTTCGGGTGGGTAGTAATCATCATCGTCCATGTAAACCAAATATTGCCCCTTTGTTTTAGAATGCATATAATTACGTTTTTCTCCCAAACTCATTTTTTCTTCTACCCGATGGTAGTGAATTTGTGGTATATTTGCGTCTTTCACCAAATCTTCTATACTGTCCGTTCCATCATCGACAATGATCCATTCGATACGTGATTTTGGATAGGTTTGATTCAAAAAGCATTGAAATAGCGTTGGAAAAAAGGGGCGCCGGTTATAAGTAGGCGTACATACACTCACGAGTGGGTATTTTTTGTGCGTTTTCATTAGATTGAACTCACATAAATATTTTATATGATTTACAGTGAATCATACAAATATCGGCTATTATTGAGAGGATTTATTGATGATATTAGATAGTAATTGGATACGTTGTTTTCTACTACTTTCAATTTCTTCCAAAGTCATTGGTCTGCAACATTTGAAGTATTTGAACCAGTTCATAATATAGAATATGTATATTATTCTATATTGCAAAGTATTTACTATGGTGGTGGTGGGCTCAAAAATTCGTTTCCTTGGAATGAACCTTCTTGAACGGGAACATCTATAGGAACTTCGGGCAGATTCGCGGTGGTGGGTGGTAATTCACTTTGAATGTATTTGTATTTTTGGACCATAAATGTAATCAATAATGCAATCAAAATGACGTTGATAATGATTAACCAAGTAAACAAGAATTTAAATGATTGTTGAATGGAACCTGTTGAAAATGTACTTGCGCTAAATTTGCCAGAAATCGAACTCTTGAATTGGTTCGCGTATATACCGATACCGCCCAATAGTGTTAATATCAAAATGATTTCAAACATATATGCGGTGCCCCAATTTGCCGCCTTTTTCGTATAAAACCAAATATAATAGGGTATTTTTGCAAATTGAAATCCCGGTGGTTCAATACATATATCGTCTTTTGTGATATCTGGTGCTACATCGGAAATATTATTCGAAATACCGGTAAATGTATTGAATACATTGGAACCCTGGTAAAATAAAACCCCCATGAATGAATAAATAAATAAATAGATAAACATGAAACTAATTCCGAGTGGAATATTTACGGCAATTATCCACGAAATATAAAAAAAGCAGGCAATTAGAAACAATACAATACCGAATGGAAAGGCCCACCAAAATAGGGATGAAATACCTGAATCCATCATGAGATAATGTAACGCATAATAACCAACACACCCGATTGCGAATGTCGAAAGAATTGAAGTTCCAAATTGAAGATGCATTGCATTGAAAAAATCAATAATGAGTACGGATTGAAAATCGGCAGCGACTAATACAGAAAATAACATAAACATGGCAATATAAATTAAATTGTTCCAAGTATATTTTTGTATGTATCTGGCTGCAGTCATAATGATAGAATTAAACGTTTCAATTGTTCTACATGCAGGACCGATCAATCCATACAATAACATGCTATAGTTTCGAACATAATCCGTATTGAAGGTGTACCGAATATTATCTTGGACTTTTACGTAGAAACATACATAATACCAATTGAATACAAAAACCCACACCATTATCAACATAAGAAATTGTTGTGTTTGGCTCTGAAATATTTTTAATTCAGTCGCACTCGGGGTACTTTGTGTAAGAGCCGCTGCAATTTTCGTTAAAATTGTGGTTAAATAGGTATTGAAATTCAATAAAAATAGTTCAATCGATTTCTTAATTAAAATGAGATAGCTAAACAATATTTGGAAAAAATAAGAAAATAAATCACCGAGTTGTTGCATCATGATCTTTATCGATTTTCCGACTCCTTTAAAATTTAAATAACTCAGATTCGTTTTTCCATATATGTTCCCTTCACTCATGTCAGGGTCGAGGGCACTACCTAAACTATCATAAAACGCATTGCCTTGTGTCAATGAATCGATCCCGCTCAATATACCGTTTAATTCATTGCTCATATTTGATGCAACGTCCGTTGATTTTGCAAAACCACCATATGGGTTATCTATGCCTTTTTGTAATTTCGCATTTATTTTCGAATTCATATCATCAATGTCATCGGAAACGGTGGGAGATGAAGTTTCCAATCCTTCTTTTATAGTGAATGCTTCTTGTTTCTTATTTTTTTTTGTCCATTGTGTCATATTCTATTATATAATTTCTATATAATAGAATAAGATTTATAACAACCCCGTTATACCGACAACTTCAATACACCGTCGTTGATTATCTTGCATACATCATTCCACAATTACCTCCGATCAGTGACATAATATTGTATCTTTCTTCAAACAACGTTAGATTGTAATTGTATGTGTAAAGCGCCCATGCAGGCTTTTGGGTAACTACCGTCGCAGTTCCACCTTCATCGCATGTAATTTCTAAATTACTACCATTTTCATCGATAGGAGGAATAAATGTGGTAAATTCCAGTTCCACGTTTTTAAACTTACTCATATTCATGGCACCTGACGGTTGATATACATAAGGACTCGTATCCAGACAAAAATTATAACAATAGAGTCCCTCCTTGGCAAATCCGGCGGTTCGTGTGTATTTTTCCACATAATCATATACACCACTAGGTTGACTATTTTCCCTGTATTCTCCCGAAAGCACGATTGCACCCGTTTCCATGATAGCATATTGATTCGCGCTTGCAAAATCGCCCGTAACATACAATCCACTCAAAGAATTGATGGTAAGGTTTTGAGGAATCGTTTGATACGCCCAATTGCTATAATTGGACCATTCGTTCCTTAAAAAGGCATCGTTTCGCTGGAAGTACCACATCCATGAAGAAACCATTCCGTTGGACGAATCCAATTTAACTCGCGATGTACTCACCACGTTCAAAAACGAATATTCGAAAACATCTTTTACTAAATAGATCTGATCTTGGGCGGCAAATAATTGTTGTTCGTCTTCTGACAAGAAACAGTAGGTTGAGAGTAAATGGACGTCTGCGTTCCATGTTTGGGTTTGATTCGCATAATTCGCACTGGATAAGTCGATAGAAGGAGGCGTTTGTAGATAGCGATACATTTGAAATTGGTTCTGGTTGAAATCTGGACGGACATAAGGAGAATTGTCGGTGTGATTAAAAACATCGCGCACCTGGAATAGCTGCTGAATGGGTCGAAGTGTAACATTAATACTGAGTTCATTGTATTGCAGGGCGACTAATGGAAAAGCACATCGACTATCCAGAGTGAACCATGTATTCAAGGGTATGTATAGGGTACGTCCGCGAATGGATGGTTCCGCTCCATTACTATTCGTGGTATACATGGCACTAGGATATGTATTCGCCAAATAGGGAGGAGCTAGATTGCGTTGAGCCCAATTGGCCGGGTCCACCAATTCGGGAATATTTCCGGTCATTTTATCGAATAAATCTTTTTTTTCTGCATTGAAATCGCGTTGGACGGATGCATTGATAAATCGTCCAGAGTAACGTTGAAGGAGTACAGACCCACAAGAAATCTCGATTTCATCAATCATTTGCGTTCCGATATCTTGAATCCATCGAAAATCATAGGGAGAATATACGGGACCGAATTCTGCACTTGGTGCCCAGACGGGACTCCAAATATCCGGTAAGTTAATCACCAAATAGGTATCCATTAACAAATCCGCATAACGTTTCACCTTAAAGGTAAATTTGGATGGTTCTGTCAATCGCAATTCTCGCATTCCATCAAAATCCAGTCGAAATTTTTGTAATCCGAAGTTGGTATATTTTGAGTAAGTCGCCTTAAAGAATGTCTTGGATGGATTCCCCGTTAGAATAATATTGGCGGAACCTTGCGATATAATATTTAGTAATCCTCCTGGCATTGTGAAAATATATATTACGTTCGTATATTATTTCTATATTTGTCTTTGTGTAACTAACAAAAGGGTATATTCTAACAATATTCCATTTCTTCTTGGAAAACAGTATATTAGAATTGGTTTTGTATAAAATATGAGACTATGCAACCTCTATCATATGGATACTTTAGCATATATATTATCGATTTTCCAAGAAGGGTTATAAATGAGAAGGAACATCCATCCTTTCTATCTATATATACTCTATATATGGCACTCGCTATTGATTATATTCTATTATTTGCAGCCACATCGATCGTGATATACATTTTATACCGAATGATTAGCAAAAGCATGTCTGAAAAAAAAACAACAACTCCTCCTTTCGATAATAATCCAAATTCCGCACAAATGAAACAGCTAAATAGTATCGAACAAAGTAGTGATGGTGTTGCGATAACAAATGCAGCGTTTCCATCAGACCAAGACAATGCGCTTCGTAATTTTTGCATTAAATCCTCTTTTAATTCGGCTTACACAGGAGGATATATGAACCTGGATATGATACAATATGTACTTCGTCGTGGATGTCGGTTCTTGGATTTCCAAGTTTTCATCAAGGACAATACTGCGATTGTTGCGTATTCGAAAGATGACAATGTAGATGCATTCACATCGGATTCCCCCGCATTGTCTTTAGGAGGGGTTTTGAGAACTATCAATATGAACGCTTTCAACGAACATTCGCCGAATCCCAACGATCCAATGTTTATAAATATACGTATTTTAAGCAACTTACCTGCCGCTCAATCGATTGTTGCAGAGACACTTGCGGCTTCTTTGCAAGAGCGTTTATATACAAATCCGAATACGGGATATGCGGTCCCGATCGATTTAAACGTCCAAATGCAGAAACTTTATGGTAAAATCATTGTGATGACAGATGAGATTAGTACCACATCACCGTCACCATCACCGTCAAGTGCATCGTCCATGAAATTATCGAATTATGTGAATTTATTTACAGGTTCAAACATGGTTCGTGTTTATACAGAGAGTCAATTGACGTACCAACCGATTAATCCCCCCGATCCGTATGTATACAACATGCATATTGTAACACCCAATTTAGGTATATTTTACGGAATAAAAAATTCGGATAATTATTATTTAGTGCAAAACTATGGCGCGCAAATTGTGGCACAAGCGTTTTATTCCAATGATATGAATTTACTCAACTATGAGAAACTGTTTAATGACAATAAAAGTGCCTTTGTATTTATCCCAACAATCGTCAATTCATAAATATAATTAGATAGATGCAAAATTATCATACTATAGTATACATAAGTTATAATATGGTAAAAAGAAAGACTCTAAAGAAAAAATTCAAACCAAGTGAGTGTAGCGACCAAATGACATTTCAAGAATGCGAACTGGCTGTATTGCGTCATGCGGTTGATGAAAATGAAAAAAAAGCTGGAGAAAAAATAGCTTCCGGTTCAGAAATCAAAAAAATGATTCAAATTGTCGAGGACTTTTTAGTCCGAAAAAAACTCATTTGTTACGGAGGTACAGCTATCAACAATATTTTACCAAAAAGCGTCCAATTTTACGACAAAAGCTATCAAATTCCTGATTATGACTTTTTTTCATCAAACGCACTGGACGACGCGAAAGAATTAGCCGATGTGTTTTACAAGGAAGGATATATGGATGTGGAGGCAAAATCCGGTATTCATGGGGGTACATATAAAGTGTTTGTTAATTTCATTCCTATGGCCGATGTTACCACATTACACAAGGATTTGTTTCAATCTTTATTGAAAGAATCTGTCAAGGTTGCTGGTATTTATTATGCACCTCCCAATTTCCTTCGTATGGGGATGTATCTCGAATTATCGCGTCCTGCCGGAGACATTAGTCGTTGGGAAAAAGTGTTGAAGCGTCTTAATCTATTGAATGAGTACCATCCCATGAAAGTTGAATACAATTGTGCGGCTGTCGATTTTCAACGAAAGATGGACGACAAAATAGAAGACACGGAAAAGATTTATTATACAGTTCGCGACACGTTTATTGATTTAGGCGTCGTCTTTTTCGGTGGATATGCAAGCAGTTTATATTCAAAATATATGCCAAAGCACGCTCAACGCTTTGTCAAAAAAATACCGGATTTTGATGTATTATCCGAAGATCCTGAACGTGCGGCAACCATCGTAATAGAGCGTTTGGAAGACCTCGGATTCAAAAATATCAAGACAAAGCATCACAAAGCCTATGGTGAAATCATTCCGGAACATATCGAAATCAGTTATGGAAAAGATATCATCGCGTTTATCTATAAACCAATTGCCTGTCACAATTACAATACCATTACAATTGACAATCAAGAGGTAAATGTGGCGACGATTGATACTATTATGAATTTCTATTTGGCCTTTTTGTATTCAGATGCAGCGTATTACTACAAGGATCGTATATTATGCATGGCACAATATCTATTTGAAGTTGAGCGCAAGTCGCGTTTGTCACAGAAAGGCCTTTTAAAACGGTTCGTACCAAAATGCATTGGAACTCAGGAGACAATGGAAAGTATTAGGGCTAACAAAGCTGTCCGCTTTGCAGAATTACGCAAAGACCGTAAATCCCGTGAGTTTGAAGAGGCCTTTCTGAAATATGCACCGGGTATGAATGAGGAAAAAAAATCGCCGAAAAAGGAGGAATCGGTCAAGGAGTCGAGTGTAAAATCTCTGAAAGAAGAATCCGATGAGAAATCAGAGATAAAAGAGTCACGAAAGACTCGAAAAACGCGGAAGGCAAAGAAGACTCCGGGAGTGCTTCGTAAATTCCTATTTCCATTATAAATCGCTTATTTTTTGGGAAACGAGTTGCGTCATATAAAATAGCGAGGCAAACAATACACTTTTTAGAAGAAGCCCCATAAAATTAAAATTTCCATCATCGTGATAAATAGATAAAAAGGTGAAATATTTCCTTAACATGGTGTTGACAATCGGCATTTGAAAGACAAAATACAGGATTCCAACAAAAATAGGGATTTGAAGGGACGAAAATAGATCTTGGGCCACTTCTTCGCGATGTTTGTTTTGTTCGTGTTTTTGTAGTGAGTTTTCACTGGCTTGTTCGTATTCGCGAATATAATCGGATGTTAGTTTCGGTTGAGGTACATAATTGGGTTGAACGTGGACGTCTTGTGTATAATTAGTTGTATTGGAAGGAATATCACGTGAAGGTAACGCTTGGGGAGGAATATTCGACAAATCGTTTGTATACTGTGGAGGTCCAGTAGCGTGCATTGTATTCTTTTGAGGAGATGCTTCAGGTAAAGGTATTTGGTCGGGACCAACCACCGGTGTACCGTATGGGTTTGGATGAATATTAATAGGTGCATAATTACCTTCACTCACAGGTCCTCCTTGGTTTTGAGGATACTGTTGACTAGCAGTTACATTGCCCTGCATTTGTTGAGGAATTTGTTGTTGGGTGGTAGGGTGTGAAGCATGAAGAGGTTGGACTTGGGCCGTAATATTTTCGGGCAATTCGGCAATACTTGTGGTTGAACCTGACATTATACTATATGAATTCATTTATCACATAGTATAATAAGCGCATTATTCTGGTTTTTCAATGGAAACGATATTTTTGTTGGCATCGCACGATGTATGAATCAAATCGTATTTGTAACACTCGTCGCCATATTGATGAATTTTTCCGTCAATTTCACTTAAAACTGGTCCTTTGAATTGGATGCAACTTTTATCGGTACATACTTTTCTAAATATGGAGGCAAGTCCCAATCCAAGTAAAATAGAAATTAAGATTTTTCCTAAAGAACTTTCAAGTAATCGATGGAAATGGATCATGTATATAGTCTATATCTACAAATAAAGAGGGGAAACCGATGGTTTCCCCTTCCACCCCATCCTTCCATGTAAGTCTTTAAATAACCTTTCTTCAGAAGGGGTTCAAAGGGTGGATCCCCCCCCTTATTGGACCGGTACATCAAACATTTGCTTCTTGTCATTCGGACACTGGACGGGTGTTTCTTTGAATTCGAAACATTGGTCCGCTTTGTCCTGATATTGAATCATATCCACATTTTCGGGAGTTGGATACACGTATATTTTATGACTTTCACTCAAAGTAATGTATACAAAAAAGATACCAATAGCAAAACTAATCAGAAAAAAACGGATATCAATATATTTACCTAAAGACCATTTCATTGTCTATATATACAATAGGGCGGAAATAATTGAAATTCGACATTTATTTCTTTCCCTTCTTCTTCTTCTTCTTCTTTTTACTAGAAGACCCGGTATTTGAAGGTTTCAATGCAGACTTTTCCTGTGTTTCGCCCTCAACACGATAAACAAGACTATTTGGATCATTCGTGTCGAATATACTTGGATTTTCGGTCATGAATTTTGCGTAATCTGCCTCGCGTGTTTTTTGCTCTGTATTTCTGGTAACAACTTCCTGTTCGCGAGTTATTTTGGCAGCATCCGCTCGTTCCGTCATCATTTCACGCAAACCCATACTTTTTTCGATTTGCGCGAATGCATTTTGGTCGAATTTAGCGCCTTTTGGCATATTGCCGCCCATGGATTGAGCCATATTTTTAAACATGGCACCCATATCTCCGCCTCCCATGTCCTTCATTTTACGCATCATGGAACCTGCCTCGCTCATAAGATCTTGTTGACTAATCTCACCCGAAGCCATGCGTTCATTCAACTTGTCCCCTACCTTCTTAACAAGACCACTGATCTTGGCGGGATTTTGCATTAATTGCTTTAAAACGTCTTTTGAAGAGGTTATATTCTCAAGATCAATTCCGAGAGATCCTTGTAAATCGCCGGTAAAATCCGCTGCTAAATCATGAGCGAGTTTTCCAATCTTTCCGTCGAATAATCCCATGAGATGTTCGTGTAATTTTTCGGGTTCTGGCATTGCTCTCTCTTGAGATGGTTCTGAAGGTGTCTCTCCGGTTTCGGGTGTGTTATCTGCGTCCATTTTACTAAAAAATTCGTGAATATTTGACATGGCACCCTGTAATTTTTCCTCTAAATTCTCTTCTCCTTCCTTTTCGAACATATTCATTGCATCTCCGAAATCCATCTTGTTTTTCATGGAACCTACCATGACAAATAGAACCAATTGCAAATACTTCCAAAGTGTTTCGCGGGTTTTATCGGTAATTCCTTCACAATGATAAAGTGTCTTGAAATCGACATTGGGTAAAAAGGATGTATTTATATCACTTGTTTCACTAAATATTTCATCGCTTTGATTCAAAATATCGAAAAAACGCTGTGGGTATACGCTGAGACTATAAACGAATAGTTCTTGATACTCTTCTGTGGTAGTCGATTCTTGCGTCCATTTCGCCCACTGGTCTTTATATTCTGGGAATGTGGTCGTCAAATCTTTCGCAAAATCAGAGATAGTAGAGCGGAAATTTTCAGGGACTTCTGGTGCAATCTGTTCTTTGGCAGTTTCTTCCATTTCAGTATAAACCTATATTAGGAGGACGATTTAAACCCATTTCATAACAATTAGTTTTTACGATTTACCTATGTAGACTGTTATGTGTATCATGTATCATATATCCCCACCATTATAGGTCTAACTATATGTTACATTGGATAATAACCGCACCAAGGTTTATTTGGATGTGCTCTGCCATAAGCTTCAATGAAATTTTCATTGGTAAAATATCTGCAAATGCAATACCGATAACACGGTGAACTCAAATGAATGTAAATAGATGCGTTTATCACAAGACGTCGTGGATTTTTTAATGCAAGTAAATGACGGTCTCTCCTAGAACATATTACACGGTCTCTCCTATCAATATATCTGCATAAAATAACATAATAAATATACTCGTTCATATACACATTTGAAGATTTAAATCCGCACAAAAATAATAATTAAATTATTCCATTATAATAATATACACCTTTGAAGATTTAAGTTCGCACAAAAATATCAAAAATGTAAAATCAAGTTCACTATTCTATGCAGCCCTCATTGCCGATTTTCCACCAGAATGAAAGAAAATGTATCCACCAATATCTCTGTCGCATTACAGATTGAATTTTTATCACTTTATCAATATGCGTTTTGTAATGTTCTATTTTATCGTTCGTTAGTTGATAATCATTTTCCAATATTGATATAGCATTTGGATTCATAGATAACCAACGCCATTCAACTTTATCCTTATCCATTATGATACTATATATATAATAAAAAATTTATATATGTTTATTATATTATATTTTGTGCGAACTTAAATCTTCAAAGGTGTAAAAATATAAAAATAGAATCAGTAAATAATGAAATATTTGATAGATATCTTTATGAAAATGTATGTAAATCGTATCCTAATTACAATGAAGAAAGCGTATTTGATATAAAAAAATACTGTATGGAACAACTAAATTATTCAACTTTTATTGATAATTTTAATGGTGGAATTGATACGCTTTTAATTCCATAAAGCACCCTATACTGGGTACCCGCACATCCACGATTAAGCGCGGAAATGCTTTCCGCAATCGAGACATGTGACGAAAATAGTTGCCGGTTCATCTGCACTTCTCGTTTGCATTTCATAATACGTACAGCGTGTTGAGCGACACTTTTTACACGTATACATATCGGTCGATGCTTGGATATTGTCGTTGAATTTCGACGCATCGCGTTGCATCTTCTTATCAATCCACTCCTTCCATTGACCGGGATTGATTTCTTGATGTGTCATAAATGCAACCGTCTGCGGTACAATATCACCACTTAGTATCTGTTTTAAGAACTCGGGTTGGTCCAAATTCAGATAAATGGATCGTAATTTATCCATATACAATTGAACGAACAGGGGATTCGCCCATTTTTTTATGATTTTTCGCTGGGAACCCTCTTTGATTGCATAATTGAAAATCCCCTTTTCCATATTTTTGCATATCATTGTCGATTCTCCACCAACTTTTTCGCATAATTTCATGCGAATATTTTCACGGAAATGTTCTGGATTAGTAATGGTTCGCATATTTGTAATAAATAGAAGCCTAGTGTTTATATTTATTTCTCAATACACTGTCTTTCAATTTTACTCGACAATTTAGTCATAAGATTCTTCACTTAATTCACTCGTACAGGTATATTCGTCCTCGTCCACATCTGACTGAGTCGTCAAGAATACATTCTTAGGAGTTTTTTTCGAAGAGCGTGTTTTGATTTTTCTTGCAGGTTTCTTTACCGGTAATTCCTCATCTTCATCCTCATCCTCATCCTCATCCTCATCCTCATCCTCTTCCTCGTCCTCATCCTCATCTTCATCCTCGTCTTGACTTTCCTCCGCCATATCATCATCCACAATGAAGTTATCTTTGAGATAACCTTCCTTCGTTCTGGGTCCATCTTCATCATCTTCACTCTCTTCACTGTCTTCGTCACCAATATCTTCAAATCCGCCAAACAATTTTTCATATATTTTTTTCCATATTGCCTCTGTCAATTCACATACTTCATGATTATTGTCTTTGCATACTACGACACAAGAACCGAAAAAAAGGGTATTGTCTATGGGTGGTGGGAAATCATACTTGTTTTCTTGTCCGGCACGACCCTTGGTTTTTCCGTAGACATGAATAGAAACATGATTTTTATCTATTTTCATCTTCCATGTGGCATGTTTCTTGAAATCACCCACATTTTTATTACCCGCCTTTTTATACAAATCATCTTCCACAAATTCCTTTAGTTTCATGGATTTGAGCGAACCCGTTTTGTCAACAATCAAAATACTCATCGTCATACTATTTGTAAGATGTATTTAGGAATTTTTTATATACATTGCATAATACATATTTTATATACAATATGTATAATGGGAAATAATAAATACACAAAGCGAAAACACGGGAAACGTCATAGTGCCAATAAAGGAAATGTTTCTCGACGCAGAATTTATCGCATGCATGGAGGAAACGACTTAACGGGTAAAAATGAAGAGCCGGGTTTTGTGAAAACGGTAACAGATTCATTAGGTCAATTCGCGAAACAATTTACAGGTGAAGCTACAGACGCCGCATCAAAAGCGACGGTCATTGGATCCGAACCCGCTGCCTCAACTAGTGAAAGTGCCAACATTGATGTTTCTGCTACAGACCCCGCTGCCTCAACAAGTGAAAGTGCCAACATGGATGTTTCTGCTACAGACCCCGCTGCCTCAACAAGTGAAAGTGCCAACATGGATGTTGTTGGTCCAACCACTCCCCCCGTAGTGCCTGATAATTCGGGAGAAGTCGCCAAATTACAAGAAAGAATTGACGAATTAGAAAAAGAGGTCACTCAACTCACTATGAAAAGCGACACCCTTGCACGTGAAAAAGAAGAAGTCCAAGAAAATTTTGCCGAAAAAGCAGTCAAGGCTATGATGAAAATATTTACAAGTGACGATAGTGATGATGAAGATGATGAAGATGATGAAGATGTAGAGGACGACTCTCAAGAAAAACCCGATAATGACGTCAGAATAGATGTAGAGGACGACTCCCAAGAAGACCCTGATAGAGATTCGCTATAAGTTTAAAGAAGGAAATTGCAATCTATAACACTATATAATTACATGTATAGTGTTATAAAAACATTGATCGCTTCATTTTTAATCATTTTTATCATCGATAATCTCATAAACTATCTGAAAAATACTTATACTACTCGTAAAACAAAGGACGTTGTCGGATTTCACATTCAGAAATATCAGAACATCATGGACGAACTTCAGGAAAACAATGAAAAGGAAAAAGCCCAATATATTCGAAAATTAAACGAAGCCGAAACACCTTCTCCACCCACCGAGAAAAAAGATTTAGATGAAAATGACATCCGTAATATGAATGAGGATTTGACTGCATTTATTCAACGTCAATTGAATATATAATACAATCGCATCATTATGCTGTATATATTTATGTAAAGGATATAAACATAGGGTCGGATACATATATATCATGCAGGTGTTAAACCAATATCAGAGCAGTGATTTATTACAACGATTCCCGCCCTTTGAACTTTCCTATGAAACAGTGTCGCATAAGAAAGTTTCCGAACAATACAATATTACTTTAGCTATTCCTTATGGAAAAAAGGGGTATTTGTGGTTTACCTTTTACAAAGACAAAAATGTGTGTTTTTTACTTGAAACGGCTAGAGACAAGAAGATATCCAAGGTCACAATTTTATCAGACTCACAAATACCATGTAAATTGGCATACAATACTTTATTATACGGCTCTCTATGTGAGTTTGAGAATCACGATAGTCCATTCTTTCTCATTGAAGAATTGCTCTATTATACAGGCATACCCCTATTCAAACAGCCTCTTCGTGAACGTCTTTCCTTTCTCAATTTGTTCTTTCAAGAATACCATTCCATCCTTAAAATGCATTGCCCTGTGGGTGTTGCACTTCCAATGATGTGGAATTTCAATGAAAATCTCCCATTGTCGTGGCCGGATACAGTTCCTTACCAAGTTCATCATTTACAACACCGATGTTTAGATCAAATTGTACCCTATATTAATGAACCACTCACTAAACACATTAATGCACCTAAATCCGTAACGGAGGTGTGTACTGATTTATTTTTACCTCCACCATTACCTCGTTTTGATTTCTTAAAACAGCAATATAAACAACCCACGTGTTTCGAGGTGAAGCCGGATCTACAAAATGACATATATCACCTGTATGCATTTGGACGAAATTCCGAGCGTGTCTATTGTGGACTGGCTTATTTGCCGAGTTATGCGTCCAGTGTTTTTATGAACTCCCTTTTCCGAAACATTAAGGAGAACCGGAGTTTAGACGCCCTTGAAGAAAGTGATGACGAAGATGATTTTCAAGATATGCGACATGATAAATATGTGGATTTAGAAAAAACGATGGTATTGGAATGTGTATTTCAGCGAAAATTCCGCAAATGGAAACCTGTGCGTGCGGTTTATAAAAAGGAACAGGGGAAAGTCGTTCATATATCGCGGCTCTAATAAGGGGTCACGCCCCCTTTGGACCCCCCTCTGTGGTGATGTATATGGAATATTCGAAGTAAAGTCCGATAACGACCTTGCGCGAAAGGAGGGTTTTAAAGGGAACCTATGGTTCCCTTTATTTGTGTGCATATACTATAATGTCAGGAATGGACCCATCATCTATCAACGGTAGTAATAATGTATTGCCGCCTTATGCAAGCAATACAGACCCTCAATCCTTTTTGTCAACAGGTACCTATAACGCAAGTCAATATGGCGCTGCATGGACCGACCCGGCCGGAACCGCACTTTCTTGTTCCGGAAAAATGATCGGAGGAAAAGGCAAAAAGAGGCCTCGTTTCAAAATGAAGTCTGCGTCTCGTGTCAAAAAGACGCATAAAAAAAGGGCTCATAGTAAAAAGAAACGAATTCAAGTAAAGCGTTCTCATAGACGAAAAACGCGGACCCAATAAAAATGAATTGATTATCATATTATATATGTGAAGAATATTACAATCAAATGGGGTGCATGTCATCACATCCCGTAAATCCGCAATGTCTGATCTGTTGGGAAAATATTGAGTCTTCAGAAACAAATCTATACGTGTGTTGCGCTCGATGCCAAATACAAATGCACGATTATTGCATGATGAAATATCAAGGCGACCGAAAATATACTAAATGTCCCCATTGTCAAGGAGTTGGATATATATATATATATTACACGGATGTAACAATAAATTGTTACTATTATCCAGTTATATTGCCGATTTTTTTTTGTAAAATATATATTATACTTACAATATATATTGATGTCATTTGGAAAATATACATATGGAGATCCTAAAATAAAATATCCAAACAAACTTTCCAAAATAATAATAGGGAATTTTTGTTCCCTTGCTAGTAATTTGACTGTATATTTAGGAAATGGACGAGGTCATGATATATCATTTGTATCAAATTATCCATTTGGTCATATACATGAAAAAATTTTTCAAAATATTCAAAATGATTCGAGAGATACAAATGGAGATGTAATTATTGGTAATGATATATGGATTGGTGAAAATGTAACAATTATGTCAGGTGTAACTATTGGTGATGGCTGTGTAATTGCAAATAATAGTCACGTTATTAAAAATACTGAACCATATAGTTTAATCGGAGGAAATCCCGCAAAATTAATTAAATATATATTTTCAAAAGAACAAATAGAAAAGTTATTGGAAATTAAATGGTGGAATTGGGAAGACGACAAAATCAATCAATTTACAAGTTTATTATCTAGCGATAATATTGATGAATTTATTAAGGAGGCGGGTCAACCGTCTATTTTAGTTAATACAGAGGAAAATGTGAATCCGCCCATATTAACTGATGTCAAAGACTCAGAAAAGGAAAATAGCGATGATGATGATGATAATAATTGATAAAATATTTCGCATAAGAAACATACCCGATTGTTTTGAGTTATCCTGGTACATAATTTTTTTGTATTAGCGGAGCACAATCGACGTCCTTTTCATAAATCCTTAATGCTAATCAAACATTTGCGTTCCTCTTTGTCCGACGTTTTGATTCCACCCTTTTGAAAGGGAGTAAATACTACCTTCCATGTCTTATCATTCGCCCAATCACACGACATGGTCGTATATTGCGTGCTATCTTTATACAAGATGCGATAGTTGCATTTTTTATAAAATCTCCGTCTTTGGTGCCATTGATTCTGAAAGATCTCGTGACGGTCCACAATATCGACCACGATCGGATTGTCGTGACGCACTCGCAAAATACGACCGACCGATTGCGTAATATCGGTTTTTGGTGTCGCCATTACCAAGACCGACAAACTCTTGATATCCAATGCTTCCGCTGCCATGGCATAGGTAGCCAATACAATTTGCTTGCCCTCGGTTTCCTGCAACGCGGATTGTTTCATACCGCCCACATAATATCCGACGGTTGCGAAATTCCGATGGACGATTGCCTCATGCAAATACTTCAACAAAGACCGATTGTGACTTAGCAACATGATTTGCGCGTTGGACTCCTTTAAAGCACTCTCGGCAATCAAGTCTGCGAGCACCTTGACAATGAATTCACTTCGTCGCGTAAATCCGCTTAGTTTACTAATCATGGTGCTATATTTTGCCTGGCCTCGAAAATCGTATTCGGTTTCGTTGAACGACGGATCGCTGGAAATATATTCCAATGCACGCACGCAAACCGGATCGTCGTCTTCACGATCCTCACTATAAATCTTCGGTCCAATAAACATGTATAACACCTTTGTCAATTTGTCTTTGCGATCTACGGTCGCTGATATACCCAGCATATTGGGTGTAATGGTTCGTAAAAGGGTTTTTGAGAATTGGACGCTTCCTATGCGATGTACTTCGTCCACGATCGTCAGTCCAAAACTGTCAAAGGCGTTTTCGGGAAACGCTCGGTCGTATAAGGTCTGCAACATACCCAAAACAATCTCCTTACCTTCGATATCAAATACCGCGCCTTGGATCTTGCCGATTTTAACGCCCGGTAAGAATTCTTCGGCGCGGTCGATCCACTGGTTCATCAAGAACTCTTTATGGACGATAATGAGTGTTTTTTGTTGCAACAATGAAATGATTTTCAGTGCCATGACTGTATTATGTGTGACTGTGAAATCGCCTAATACAAAACGACGATTGCCATCAATTTCGAATCCATAGTAGTCATCTACGCCCATTTCTTCCACTTTGATAACATAACTCAAATGATCGCGATCGATTTTGCACGGGAAGACTCTATTTATGGATCTTACGGGAATATTTTCCAATAGTGGTCCAAATAATTCTATTTTCCAACGTGCGAAATTTTCTATACGGGTTTGATAACATGCTAATCCCATTGAACGCGCCAAATAGACCATTTGAATCGCCATATCGGCAGACTCGGTCCATAATTCATAATAACGTTTGCAATTCACACCCGAAGCATCTACAAAACCCGCAAGAACTTCCATTCTAACTTCCATTGAATTTTTAATATAATTATTGGGAATAGGTGCTTTTGCGAAACGTGATGTAGAGTATGGGTCGTTCGCTTCTTGCGCGTGGAATCGGATTGGAACACGATACCCGCATAGTACGGGAGTTTCACCGTGATAATGAGATGGTAAATGCAGGAAGTCTTCCACCGATATGTCGACAATATCGCCTTTTTGGTATTCAGGTGTTACATATTGACATTTTAGGGATAATATATGACTTTGATTCACAATGTAATACCCTGTATCATGATGAATTTTATACATCTTTTCTCGTCCGCGCGCTAATGACACAACATTCCTCGAAAAGGAATTGTCTCCCATCAATCGATCTCCGACAACAATATCCTGTACTTTTCGCAATGAGCCATCAAACATCATTACCATAGTGTCTTTTCCTAGGCATTTTCCTCTGCCACATGGGACCTCCAGAATTCCTCCACCGCCCAAAATGGATGAGCCATCACATATCGGATTCGTAACATGTTTCCTATATACTTCCACTATGTTCTCTTGATAATCTCGCAATGGCTTTGTAAATGCCACGTCGATAGGCTCTCCTGGAGTAATTTCAGAACGGGAAGGTGAACCATATCGTTCGATACCGTAAAACCTAGGGATGTATATTTTTTTGTCGTTTTCTCGAAAAACCGGGAACGCCGAATTGTCTTGAGGAGCCCCATATTGAGGACCTTGGACTTCGGGACTTACTTTGAGCTCCTCCTTTAGGTGATTTAATTCTGCCTCTGATAAACAGGATTTAGGAATTGTATACCCTTTTTTTCCAAGATAAGATTGCTTCGCAATTTCCTCCTTTTCATTAGAAGTGATGACGTGCGTTATTTTTTTGGCAACCTTTCTGTTTTTTTTCCACATATTTGTTTTTGATTCAAAATCTCTAAGTATTTTTAATCAATTTTATAGAGGATCAGGAAACAAAAAGTCTCTCTGTATTCTATATCCAATGAAATCATCCCTTTTTAGCAAAAGCATGAGTGTGCCAGAGATTTTGGTACTTGTAGTATTTATATTATATCTGATTTTTCCTGTATCCACTCCTAGTGGATTCAATCCTTATATTGAAAGTCCTTTAGGCATTACGGTTTTATTCTGTATCATTGTCTCTCTTTTCTTATATTCTCATCCGGTTGTTGCTGTAGTATATTTGTTCGTTGCATACACCCTTTTGAGGAGAAGTGCAGTCGTGCATCCAAAAACATCTTACGTCCAATATACTGAGGATACAGATGTAAAAATGAAGGAAGCACAGCAGGAGATTAATGATGCCACGCCTCCCCATCACAAACCCAAAAATGTCAAGGTGAAGGGACCGCAACCCGTTTCTTTAGAGGAGGAAATTGTCGAAGAAAATGCCCCTGTAGGCGTCAGCGATAAGATCACAATCTTGGAAACATCCTATTTACCCGTATCGACAAATGTCACCGGTACATCTCCAGCTTAAACCCCTAGTAATTTCAAATGGTCCATTTGAATTTTCAACGGTATAAGGTCATATAAACATTCATTATTAGTGTTTTTATGACATATTTTATTCGTCAATCTTGGAATTCAATTGAAAAAGATTGGAATATAGTAAAAATGAAAGGAGTGCATACTTGTTTTAAGAAACGTTTAATGCATTCTATTTGGTACTTTTCCAAGATTATGGATACAATGAAAGGGTTTATACGGTCGCCTGCATGTTATAATTAATACCACCTGGTAAAAAGTTACCCCCCATCTTTTTTGACTGGATAATCACGTAACACAGTGTATAAAAAATACCCATAGTTAAACCAGTGGATAACAATACACTCGTATTGGGAATACTTGCCGGATTACCAAATGAACCTACGCAAATCAATGTAACAGCTGTACCGCCAATAGCAATACTTAAGAATAGGTCTAACCAGAAGACGCGATTGACCTCTCCTTGGCTACTTATGTAGCCTTTTCCGATTATGAGTCGAACTAAGAACAAATAGCTATCGGGTACAATCGTGTATGCAATACCACACAACACGGCAAAAACCATAAAACTAATGATTGTTTTTAGTGAGTTATTTGTACCGGCCTCTGCGACAATGCCACTAGTAAGGGGCATACTTACCGTACCACCTTCGACGGGTGTGCTGTAATAAGATGCAACTTCTTCTGAATCAATGGGTACGTAATCACATTCCATCCACGAACCGGGTTCTGACATGGGAATGATCGTGTATGGAGAATCATACATGTCAAATAGACCAAGGTTGTTTTGGAGTACATTGACTAAAGTTGCACCTATGCGAATGGGATTGGAATATATAATCACGTCTGCGCCCGAACCGAGTGTTTGACTTGTATATTGTAAATATACTGCACTTGGGTCAACATTGCCGAAAATATCTCCATTTAGATCAACGGTAACATCTGTTTTGTCGTTTGTCACTGCATTAAATATATTTTGAATTTGACCTCCCGGAGGCGCACTCGTACCAACATAATCCAGTAGAAAACACATATATATAGTTTTTAGACCGTCTTCGCTAAAGTTTTGAATAACCAATTCGGCGGTTGGAGTTCCGTCCGTCGTCAATTGACCGCTCGGGAACCCCGAGAACTTATGTAAAGGATAATTCGTACCAGTTGCACTTCCAAGAATCCATAATTTATTTGCATAATAGTTCGTTTTCACATTGTCGGACGATGTATAAGTAATATTGGGCGAAGCGCTTCGACTGCAAAGTCCAGTCACCCAATTGTTTTGCGTATCCATCATCACACCACTTAGACCCATTGGTAAATAATTTAAAGAAACACTTTCTGATGAATTCGGTGTTTGGTTTATATCAAAGGTATCGGACATGGTAATATATAAATGGCTATATATTACTATGAAAAATTAATTTGACAGTTTCGTATCTTCGATAATTGGTCCAATTCTAATATCCCGAGGGTTTTTTGTATCTGTTAGATCATCGATCGAAGTGTTTACTGTACTTTCACCATCGGCAGTTTTACCTTTTGTGTGAGTAACATCTGTTGTGCGTATCACAACGTATCCCGGTTCAACATTAAGCCATTTTTCGGCTTTAGCCCTAGCCTCGTCGTCGGCATCTTTCTTAGCGGTAGCTGCAGCTGCGGCAGTATCTTTATTAGCCTTGGATTCAGCGTATCTCTCATCAGCAGCAGCAGCAGCAGCAGCAGCATCAGCATCATCGGCAATCCCATCTTCATGATCGTCAATGCGTTCTTTAACCAAATTCTCTAAACTAGACATTATAGTAGCGCGAAGCTCATCTTCAGTCATTCTTTATAGTATGACTCGAGAACAAAGTCTCTAAATAAACGGAATATACCGAAACAAGCCTGATTCATAAATGGTAGCTTGAAATGTATCGTGGAATCCTTCAACAAAGACCGTGTCTCCATTATAGATTTCATCGCATCCCATTTCCGACGTACAACTCTTTCCATTTACACTGACAGGAAGTTTGGTATTTATATTTCCGGCGGTGTTTGTCATGGTATAATATTGGTATTTGTCCCGCGCATTGGAACCTTTGCGACCCATCAAAGGAAGTATTTGTTCCTTACCCGATTTGCGTGTTAGGATACCGATCTGCGAATAACTGCCTTCATATCCACGGGTTTTTATATTGACAGGAAGTCCGTAAGATGTGGAAGCACCCTCCTCAATGTATTTGAGGGGAGGTCCATCAATACGTTGCATGGGATCCTGACGCGTATCAACGGGAAGCATATGATTGACATTTGCATTTGGAGGAACCACAAAAACAACCGGTTGAACGAGGGAACCATCTGCATTTGATCCGTTTTGCGCTAAAGGACGCCTGGTAATATTTGTATGATATAGATAGATCATGATAAACAACACAATGAATAACAGAGCAAAAGTCATATTTTCAATGCAAAATATTCCGGGAATACATGTTTTACGTGCCATTGTATAACATGTATAGAGATAAAGAGGGGGGGAATCCCCCTTCGACCCCCCCTTCGAGGTAAGGTTTAATAAGGACCTCACGGAAAATGAGGGTTGTTAAGGGAACCATCGGTTCCCTTAAAATTAGAAGAAAGGAGGCCAGTTTGTATATCCAGCAATACTAGATACTGAATTGGGTGGTGGTGTTGGTGTATTGTTCATCCAAGCACTCCACTTTTCACTTGGAATTACTGATTCGAATATCTTCGCGAATCCATCGTTCATTTGACTTACGTTACATTTATTCAATTGCGCCCATTCATTAAACGTTTTATGTAATGTAACATTCTCACCATTACTCATTTGGTAAACACCCTTACACCGAAAGCATTTATCGGTAACTGATTTATCCCATTTTACAATATGAAACCCTGTAATTAAATAAACTACATCGTCTATTGGTAAAATCACCATTTCATAAATATCATTCACGAGTGGTTGTAAATTGATCCCAAAAATAGCACGTATTAAAATGATTGGCAGTTCGATTGTCACACCATATACAATACCAAAAACAAGGTCGATTATGTAATAAATCGTGCACTGTCCGTTCCAAAAATTGACAAATTTATCCCAGAAACAGTCCCACATAACCTTAAACGTAAAAGCGAAATTGTCTGAACCGTAACTGAATTCATTGGAACCACACGTAACATGATTTTTGATACCGTCTCTAAGATTTGGACCCCCAATCGCTAAGAACGTGATTGCAGTGATCATGATAAATACGATTATTATAATTCCGATTACAGTGGTGATGAGACTTATCATATCTAAAAAGTCAGCAAGCCCCGCTTCAATATCATCAAGCGTCGATTCAACGAAAATTATTACTTGTTCCGCTATTTCAATAAAATTATCAATCATAGAAATGGTATCTTCAACGTCAGCGATAGTATCCTCGATCAATTCAACTGTATCTTCAGGGATTTCTACGGCTGAATTCTCTGCTAAATCTGTAAACATATTAGATAATATTAGTTATATAATATGTTGATTTTTATTATAACATTTATGCGTTTGAAGATTCATAATTATTCGTTGGTTCAATGTAAATTAATACTTGTTCCGCCATTTCAATAAAAATATCAATCATAGAAATGGTATCTTCAACGTATTCAACTTCTTCCGTTACCTGAAGTGGAATTTCCACATTTTTCATGTCTAAATATACAAAATACATCATACTATATCATATAATGATAGTTATATGTCGATTTTTATGATAACATTTATGCGTTCGAAGATTCGGAATTATCCGTTGGTCCAGAAGCACTGGCGCTATTTGTCGGTTCAGTCGTTTCTGGTTGAAAGGATGAAGATTCTAAAGAAGACCCGCTCTTATTTTGTTTTTTCATCATTTTACCAATCAAATGTAATTGATCTACGACGTTTTCTTCCAAGTCCAACAGAGTCTTGGTATTGGTGCGCTTTTCAGGATCCGTAATTTGGTCGGCTTTATCTTGTGCTCTACCTATAATAGCTTTCATTCGTGTAATCTTGTCTGCAGGAAAGTCGAAAGTACTACCGGTAATTTCGGCATTTGATTCCGATGTGGCATCGTCCTTTGTTTCAAGACCCTCACGAATAGCGTTATTTGCTAAACCTTCTTGTAAACCTTTCCATTCCATGACAAAGCGAAGTATACTTGGAATGCATATGGAAAAGAACAATATAACAACCATATTTTTGGAGAAGAAAGAGAGTATAAACCCAGTTAATAACATGAAAGCAATATATAATTCATTTGCAGACATCAAATATGCATACATATTGACAAGGGCAATGGCAAAAAGAAGCCATAATACTATCTTATTTTTTATTAATTTATCAATTTTAGCACTAGAAAACATATTTTTCATATATATATATCTTATGTATATTTTCAAGGAGAAGGTGGACTCTTTGGACCGTCACCTATCTGTAAAAGGGTGGATGGCTCTTCGGGAGATTGACTCAAATATTCTTCGGGAACAGTATCTTGTGAATATATTTCCAAGACTTCTTTTACCACCTCCTCGCGCTGAATATCTTCGCGATCAAATTCAAAACTGCTAATGGACGATGAACGGTTTCCACGAAATTTATCTAAAAACTCTTCCAATCCGTTCATTTCCGACCCCCTGTCATGTTGGTCCAAATCGCCAGTAATCGTGAGTTTACTGTTTTCTCCTAAACGGGTTAACAACATTTTCATTTGTGATCTAGTGGCATTTTGCATTTCATCGGCAACAATCCAAGCATTTTTGAATGTGCGTCCGCGCATATATCCTAAAGGTGCAATCTCGATGATTTTCTCCTCCAATAGTTCAGTTACTTCTTTTGGTTGAATGAATTCATAGAGAATATCGTAAATGGGGCGTATCCAAGGAGCCATCTTTTCCTCTAAAGTTCCTGGGAGATATCCAAGGTCTTCATCAACCGATACTGAAGGGCGTGTAAAAATGAGCTTCTCGCAGTGTCCTTGTAGAAAATTACGAATGCCAAATTCCGTTGCAAACAGCGTTTTGCCGGTTCCCGCTGGACCAGTTGCAATCACGATTTTTTTGGATTTTGACCGTAACATGGAATGATAAATTTCCTGACTGCGATTCTTCGGTTTGGAGAATTTTTCTTCAAATGACGCCTTTTCCTTTTCAGATAAATATTGCAAATTTTCATAGAGGTTCTTTTGCGATTTGAGGTCGAGAAGTTCTTCTTCGTGGTCGTGCAACAATTCCTTTTCGTTTTGTCTTCTCCCTTTTCTACCTCCCTTTCGTTTGTCTCCTCCTCCTTGATTCGACATAATTATATATATATCATTATGTAATAAAAACTGCAAATGAAACTAACGTGTTTTGTATACATGATACGGAGTTAGATCTAAAATGGTCTGCATTTTTGGTAAAAATAAAATATACGACCTAAAAATCCATTTTCAATTCAAATACATCCTCGTCCATTTTTTTATTTGCTAAAGCGTATTCTGAATTTGTTCTTTCGAAAAAGTTTACTTTCGATTCCACACTAATTAGTTCCATGAAATCAAACGGATTCGACGAATTATATATTTTGTCATATCCAAGTTGCAGACATAATCGATCGGCCACAAATTCGATATATTTGGTCATCATATTCGCGTTCATACCAATCATTCTGCATGGAATTGCTTCGGTAATAAATTCCTTTTCAATGACGACTGATTCGCTAATAATTTGATGAATATTCTTTTGAGAGAGTTTCTTTTCCATCTTGGTGTATAATAAAACGGCGAATTCCGTATGTAAGGCTTCATCGCGACTAATCAATTCATTGGAAAAAGTAAGCCCGGGCATGAGACCGCGTTTTTTAATCCAATAAATAGAGGCGAAGGATGATGAAAAGAAAATGCCTTCAATAGCGGCAAATGCGACTAAGCGAGTAGCGAACGAAGAGTCGCTATCTCCGATCCATTTTTTCGCCCAATCCCCCTTTTTCTGAATGCAAGGGAAATTGTCTAAGGCGTGGAAATACATGTCCTTTTCTCGGCGGTCCTGGATATAGGTATCGATCAATACACTATACATTTCCGAATGGATATTTTCCATGGCGATTTGGAAGCCGTAAAAACTACGAGCCTCTGCAATTTGAACGTCGCCCATAAATCGAATCGCCAGATTTTCCAATACAATTCCGTCCGATGCAGCAAAAAACGCCAAAATCATGGAAATGAATTTTTTTTCGTCTGCATTCAGGGTCGCCCAATCGACTAAATCCTTGGATAAATCCACTTCTTCGGCTCTCCAAAAACAATCCACTTGTTTCTTATACATTTCCCAAATGTCATTGTATTGCACTGGGAACATGACGTATTTGTCGTCATTTGGCGTTAAAATAGGTTCAGTTTGATTCGCTGACATTTGCTAAATAATATTATGACACATATTATTTGGCGAGTTTATTCTTCACAACTTACATTGCAACTATCGGTAGTACGCAAACAATATTCAATCTGATACCCTAACGTATATCTAGCGACAAGTTCGGATAGATTTTTCGGTAGATCGTCCCGTTTATTGAGGATTTGATGAGTGTTATTGAATACGCCGGTAAATGCGTCTAATATGTCGTTATTTTGTTCGATTTTATCGAATTCGGCGATGATCTCTTCGGGAATTTCCTTCTTCAAATCTGCCATCGATTTTTGTAATTCCTCATAATGTGTTTCTTTATCGAGCGAATATCCAAACGTACATTCTTCGTAATATAAACTTTCGTCTTCGTATTCTTCTTCTTCAATCGCCGACTCAATATGTGCTTCTTTGCTATCATAACACTGATTACAATAATTCTGCCAATCGATTTCCGCCACACAATTACATACGTGCCAACTATAATACGTAACCGGTTTTACATTCATCAAATTTTCAATATCACAGCTTCCTTGGACGCCAAACCAAAATTTACCCTGGATATCGCCGTCATAAAATCGTCCCATTATGTTATTTGTAGATTACATATCGAAAGGGGACTCAACGATAATCAATTTTCCAGTATACAATTACGTTTGGCGGTATTTTGTCATGATATTGTAATGAGAACAATCCATAAGGCATATATCGTTGTTTTATTATGGATAATAGTAATGTGCCTTTATCGGGGTCGTGTGGTAGAGGGATTTGATGCATCTGAAACGTCTACTATGGACCCTCCTGTATACGTCATCAATCTTGACAAAGATGCCGAACGATACCAAGAATTCATGGATTTTTATGATAAATCCGATTTTTCCAAGATACCATGCAAGCGTTTTCCAGCGATTTATGGGAAAAACGTCGACAGTGAAAGTTATTTAGCACCTCACGCAAAAGACGAATTTAAAACAGTCAATACCCACGGTTATCGAACAAAACATCATCAACTTACCCACGGCGGAATGGGGTGTTTTTTGAGCCATTCTCGTTTAGCAAAACAGTTCCTTGAAGAACATGAGAACGACGACGTTCCGTATATGGTGGTATTTGAGGATGATACTGTATGCAAACCCGAAACAAAACAATTGCTCGATGAATATATTTCCAATGCTCCTTCCGATTGGGATTTACTATCTTTTCAACAATGGCGTTTGAAGGGAGAAGATGTCAATGAACTGTATAAAAAACCCTCGAGTTTTTGGGGAACTGGAATGTATGTATTGCGTAAATCAGGAGCGCAGAAATTATTGGATGAAGTAAAAAATACGAAAATAGACGGACAAATTGATGCCTATTTGTCGCGCATGTCGCAACAAAACAAAATGAACCTCTATGCGTGTAAAAAAACCCTCACAGTGGATAATAGCAAGAATATATCAAATATTCAGGCAGAATTGCACGAAAAGAACGGCGTCGATCCGTTTGATTACTTTGGAACTCCGCTGTAAATATTAGTTTGGAGGTAATTTATATAAAGAATCGTCTGGATTATAACGTGGGTGACATATAGGTGCCCGCGCACCCGATTTAGCTCAGTTGGTAGAGCATTTGACTGTAGTGGTTGTAAAATAATCGATGATGGTTATCGAAGGGTCACCTGTTCGAATCAGGTAATCGGGAAAAAATATACATGCGATATCGGATATATATTTTAACGTTCATATACATTATATAACTATGGATATGAAACAAGAATATTTTGCTATATGGGAATTTTATTGCAATAAATACAAAAGGCGCAATGGACCGCGTGAAAATGGATTTGCAAAAGAGATTGAGAAAAGTATCGATGAAATTCCATTTGAATTGTTTGATTATCATCTCTATTTACGAGATTATCCGGATATACGCGCACAATTTAGATCGAATGCAATGTCAATGATGAAACAATCAAAAATAAATCCGGTGCGTGTTTTAGACCATTATTTACGCACTGGGCGACAAGAAGGACGACGCGCGTATTGTATACGCGAAAATGGCGAAAAAGTGCCGTTTCATGGATTCGATTATAGAGAATACGTAAGGGTGTGTTCGCATGCATATAATTCACGCATATCCAATGAATTAAATGGATACATTCATTATCTTCAACAAAATCCCAACCCAAAAATGATTACAATAAAAGCAGAAGGAACCGTATTTGCCGAACCACATAAGAATCAATTGTGGAGCTCTACTTTAAAGGAGGAATGGACGAAGTTTGATCCATGGAAATACAAAGTAAAGTATGGTAAAGGCGGAGACAATGCAAAAGAACTCTTTATCGATTATTTACTCTCTTCTAACAAGACGACTATCGTTGAAACCGTACCGATTCCCACCATACAGGTCCAACCGCCACAAAATACTCCAAACAATGTATTGATTGTCATGCCAACATACAATCGCGCTAGTAATATCGAAGCGGTAATTCGACAAATGGAATCCCAGACATATACAAATTGGACGTTTTTGATAATTGATGACGGGTCTACCCCCGAAAATAAGACAATTTTCCACGCAACACGAGAGAAATATAAAAATCATTCAAATATCATGTTTAGAGAAAACGAGTGCAATAAACACATTGCATACACTCTGAATCGTGGTATTGATTTTTTTCATCAGCATGATGAACTGACACACTTAACATGGATATCCGACGACAATGTATATTTTCCCCATTACGTCGAACAATTAGTTAATGCAAATGTAGCATTTGCCTATGGATATTATACCACACATAAATCTAATACGGGCGAAGATGCAGTCAATACATACCAATATACCGGATATGAAAATGTATTGACCGATTTTCACGGATGCGCTGCATTTATGTGGTCTAAAGATACGATGAAAAAGGTGGGTATGTATAGAGAAGACGTACCTGGGTGCGAGGATTTCGAATATTTGGTGCGAACATTCAAAGTTACATCCATGTCGGATATTTTCCATGTGAAAACTTCCCTTATGCGATATCATATTCATCCCGATTCGAGTTTCTCCAAAGGAATGCGGCGAATCATGAACTTACGAAATGATTTGATCCAAGAATTCAAAGGGAATCGGGTCACATCATCGAAAACAGTTTCTATTGTCGTATTGTGTTACAATAAAATGGACTATACGCGACAATGTCTTGAAAGTGTTCTTCTCCGTACGAATCTTGCGAATGCAGAAATAATCGTTGTAAATAATGCATCGACAGATGGCACACGAGAATATTTGGAGGAATTACGGTCAAAGCACGCCAATGATATACATATCATTCACAATACCAAAAATCTAGGATTTTCGAAAGGAATGAATATTGGCCTGAAACATTCGAACAGCGAGTATATTATATTACTAAACAATGACACAGTAGTCACTGCGAATTGGGACTGCGAATTAATCAGTGTATTGAGAGATACTCCCTCGGTATTTGCCGTTACCCCCGTCACCAACAATAGCGGAAACGAATCCAAAATGGATATTTTGCACAATGATCCCGACGATTTTTTTGCAAAATATAGGTCAACTCAAACCATATTACCGTCAACATTTTTATGTAATTCACTTGGACTATTTTGTGGGGCTTTCCGTCGAAACGAACTATGTGATGTAGGTGGATTGGACGAAGCATATTTGAATGGATGGGAAGACGATGATTTATATGAAAAATTGACTCGATTAGGGAAAAAAGTACATATAGCAACGCGGTCGGCTGTCTATCATTTCGCTAATGTGACTGTTGGTAAAGGTGCGTATTCGGAACGATCCAACCCAAACAAGACCCATTTTGAGAAAAAATGGAATAAGTCATGGACGTCTCATGGCAAACATTCCTTTATTACAGATTGTTCGACTGGTATGGAGGTGTATCATGGTATAAACAATGTCGACAAGTATATGATGGAAAATCATGGTAAAGAATGGAAGTGGAGGATGAAAAAGGTCCCGACGTGTAAAAACGCAATTCAAATTGACCCTCACTTATATGAATATTTACATGGAAAATCAATCAAAAATGTATATCGTGAAATACATGATCGCGGTGTGAAAGAGGGTTTGATTTATTCCATCAACCAATTCAAAAGTTATTTTGAATTAGGTGAAGATGTCTTTTATAAAAGGGGTGAATCGTATTTTTGCAGGATTCATAATTATTACATTGATTTACACCTACTCGCGAATTACATATACGAGAAAAGTGCAGATGAATACATACAGGATATTCGGGTCGTGGAAAATACGTTAACTGATATTTTGGTTGCAGAATACGCAATATGTTCGTACATTGGAGACGAAAGTGTCGGTCATGATTTACTCCAAAAAATACTTACGTCAAACAAAGGACACTTCGTCCAACTATTTATATGTAAAACAGAGGAAATATATCGTAATATGCAGGGAAAAATGAACCAGTTTCCAAATCGAATTGTATTTCGTAGTAAAGAATACGGGTGTGATATCATTCCCTCTTTGCAAGCGATTCACTACGCCCAAAAGTATAATATACAGTATATTTACAAATTTCACACGAAAAGTGATAAAAAATGGTTTGATGACTGTACGGATTATTTATTGCAAACAGATTCCGCAACATTGAAATCAATCGCTCAAAAGAAAAACTGTGTGGGTCGAGAGGACTATTATTTGGATATCAATCATCGAAGCGAACATATTCATTGTATACAGTTAAAGCAACGATATTTGCATTTATGCGATAAGATCCAATTTGTAAAAGGTTCCATGTTCTTTTGTAAAATGGAGGTATTTTCTACAGTATTGCAGTTTATAAAAAAACATCAACATCGTTCATGGTTTTTGAATAATGGATATGATACGAACATTGTCAATTTAGATAATTCACCCATACACTTTCTAGAGCGATTGTTTGGTATCATTCGTGTCAAATAGTGAGCGTTATGTCAATAGTTTACAAATCATTTTCCAACTCTCTCCTTTTCCATAAGGACATTCTTCATTCACTTCGTAATTTTCATAGATTTCTTGGACGATGTTTTCTAAAAGGGTGGGACTTTCACACATGAAACTATGTATACCGACGCTTTCTGGTCTTTCTGTGGTCTTTCGACAAACCACAATTTTTTTGTTTAAAAAACTGCATTCTTCTTGCAGTCCACCACTATCACTGATTACAAATTTGCATTTTTTAACGAGCTGGATGAGTTCGTCATGATTCATGGGGTCGACCACCCTGACTTTTTCGAAAAGGTGTCGGTGTTTTTGGACGTTTGGGTTTGGATGTAATGGAATGATAAATTCGATTTCATCGTATTGGGTTGCCAATTTTTCGATGGTGCGGAACCATTCGTCCATATTTGCGTGATTATCACGGCGATGCATGGTAATTAATACGAAATTTCCATAATCGCAACCTTCTCTTGAAATATTATCCAATCCGGTATTTCCTACAACGTGGACTGTATTGTCATGAACGGAAATATTTTCTCGAAGTAAGTTTTGTTTGTTATGGACGGTGGGACATAGATGGATATCCGCCAATCGAGTAAGGATTTGACGGTTCATTTCTTCTGGATAAGGATCCATTCGGTCATTGCTTCGAAGTCCTGCTTCTAAATGGATGATTTTGATACCGTGATGAAAAGCGGAAAGGGCAATGGCACAAGCGGTCGATGTATCTCCTTGGATGACAACGTAATCGATTCCTTCAAACAAATGGTCGTGCTGTAAAATATGGCAATAAATATCGTTTAATCGATTTTCACAATGTTTCGTATCCATGTGTAGGCGGATATCTACGTTGGTATTTTTCAATAGATCGGGATGTTGTCCGGTAAAACATGTTTTACAGTTCGGTAAATGGGCTATTAAAGAACTGACTTTGATATATTCGGGTCGCGTGCCAAAACAAATGAGGATTTTCATATACATTATGAGATATTTGAGTATAGATAAAAATACGAATTAACGTATTAATTTATTTTGTTTAAAAAAAAATAACAACTATATATATATATATATGAAATCGCGGAGAAAATTTGGTAATAAGTTACATGCGTTCAGTCCAAGCATTGTAACCTCATCATCCCCTCAAATGAATACATTAAATATGTCACACTTGCACTTAATCGAACCATGTTTAGAAGAAGAAATGATTGAATTATTTGATGCGGATGCGTATTTACAAGACTATCCGGATTTGCGTAATGCGTTCACTTCGACCAAGCCAAAACTGATGGGTAGACCCGCCAATATAAATCTATTGCAGGTTTTAAATCATTATTTACATTATGGCCGTAATGAAGGTAGAACAGCGTATTGTATCCGACAAAATGGAGAAAAAGTATTGTATAACGGATTCAACTTTGAAGCTTATAATAAAGTTTGTGAAAGTGGATATAATTCACGGGTTAATAATGAATTAAATGGGTATATACATTATCTTAATACGATTAAAACAAACCCGAAACCATTATTACTGCATGTAAAGTCGTCTGTAAATGTCTTTCCCGAACCCTTAAAAAATCAGGGGTTTATTGCAATGTTACAGCGTGAGTGGGCGAAATTTGATGCATGGAAATATAAGAGAGACCATGGAAAGAATGGAAGCGCGAAAGAACTCTTTATCGATTATATTTCGAGTAATAATAAACATATTAACTTTATATCAGAATCAACATTAATAAATGACAAATGTAATCAATTAACTATGGAAAGATTTGATTGGGAAAAATATGTGTCATTTTATAAAGATCTTAAATTTTTTTCTAAATTGAAGGCATGGAATCATTGGATATCTTATGGTAAAAATGAAGGACGAAAATTATTTAAAACTGCGAGTTTTGATTGTAAATCCTATTTTCAAATAATAAAAGATAATGCTATTAAGAAACATATAGAAAATAATATTATTTATAGTAACGATAATAAAAAAAATTCAGTGTTATCCGATGATGAATTGATATTGACAAATAATTATAATATAAAACATGAATTTATTACCTTACCATTAGAAAAGTTAGACCATCTAAATGATTATATTTTTGTCATAGATTTTCCAAATGGAGGAGGTGGGACTACAATATTTTTAAATAAAATTATATCAAAATATAAAAAATATAATACGTTTGTAATTGCAAGAAATTTTGGTAATGAAATGTGTTTATTCTTGAATGATGAATATGAAATAGATAAAAAATTTACCAATAAGGAAGCCTTATGTTTTTTAGATACGAATAAATATAAATTCCAAAAAATATTTGTAAATCATACTTTTACACATAATGATGATTTTTTACACAAAATTTTTGAGTTAAATAAAGAAACTATTTTTATTACACATGACTATTTTAGTATAGATAAGGATCCTCAACCTTTTCCACATAAAATTACTGAAAATAATAATAAACATTTAAACAAATATTCAAAAATTATTACCCAAAATAGGTGTAATTTAAATGTTTTTAATAATTACATTACCAATAAAAATATAGATATAATTATAACCGATTTACCAGACTATAAAGAAAGAGAAACATTAATTCAAACTAACAATAAAAATACGATTATTGGAATAATAGGAGTTATTTCAGAGTTAAAAGGAAAAAAAATTTTGGATGATATATGCGAATATTTCCAAGATAATAATAAAAATATAGAGATTGTTGTATTTGGCAAATATGATAATGATAAAAAATATAAGAATGTGATGAATTATTTATACTCTGATGTTTTTCAATTAAATAATTTATTAATTCAACATAAACCAAATATTCTATTAGAACTTTCAATATGGCGCGAAACGTACTCGTTCACATTAACATTAGGAATGATAACTAATCTTCCAATTTTATACTCAAGAAAAACAGGAGATTATACGGTCGAAGATAGGTTATCAAAATATGACAAATCTGTACCTTTTGATAGTATATATGAAATTGAACCGTTAATTCAAAAACATAAACAAAACTTTTTATATACAATATCGAGATCAATCTATTATAATTCATTTTGGGATAAATTATTTAGTCGAGATAATACAAAAAAAATAATTTATAAAAAATATTTTAATAATTTAGAAATTTATCCTATTTACTTTCCCCAATTTCATACGATTATTGAAAATAATTCAACATTTTATCCAGGTTATAGTGATATTGTAAATTTAAATTCATTACCAAATTCATTTGAAAAGTTAACCCCTAATTTAGAAGATTTTAATTTAACAAATATAACTGAGTATAATTTACTTAATACCAATATTATTCGAAAACAAATTGATCTTTTAAATGACTATAATTATAGCGGGTTTGCAATGTATTATTTTTGGTTTTCTAAAAACACAATTACTAAGAATCATCAAATGGTAATGACCGATGTTATCGATTCGTTTTTTAATGACGCAATTCAAATGAAAGGTAAAAAAATATATTTTTTATGGTGTAATGAACCTTGGAGCGATAACGATGCATTTGGAAATACTGGAGGTTTTAAAATAGAAAACTATTATACTGAAACTGACATAAATCTAAATATAGATAATTTATTGAAATATTTTAAACATGAAAATTATTTAAAAAAAGATAATAAACCTTTGTTTAGTATACATCATCCGTGGACTGCATCTATAGATCAGATAAAGTTATTTGAAACAATATTAACAAGAAGATGCATTGAAAATGGGTTTGATGGAGTACATTTGTTAATTAATTCAATGAACGGTAATTATGAATATTTAACTACTTACAAACATAATTTTAATTATAAAAATAAACAGAATACTTTATATGGAAAATATAACAAACAAATATATCTAGATTTTGAGAAATATTATAAAGAACACGTTCCATATGTAAATAGTACGAATATGATTACGTTTGATTTTGATAACAGAGCACGTCTGTCCAAACCAAATAAACTTACAAATTCCACCATATGTATAAACAATAGCGAATATAATAAAATACAACTAATTAAATCCATGCAATATAAGGAATTACATTCCAATTTGAATATGATTTTTATTAATTCGTGGAATGAATGGGGGGAAAGAATGGCTATTGAACCGTCTAATGAAGTTGGATATTATTATTTAAATTTAATTAACGAATATTTGGGTAAAGATTGAATATTTAGTATACAAATATAATCTATGCGATATATAATTTGGAAAAATAATTTTCAAAGTATATATATATACATATAATGATTATAGAAAACAAAAATATTAATATAAAACACTACAAGATGATGTGTCTACATCGAATTGAGCATATCAAACAAAAATTAAATAAAGATACATTAATGGATGACGATTATCTAGAATTTTATAATACCGATAAAAAAAATATGTCGGAAATAGATCAAATGCGAGCGGAATCTAAAAATATAAGTGAATTTCTAATAAATATTACCAATGAAAAAATATACACACCAAAACAAATTTATGAGAATTTAAATAATTGTTTATATAATTATAAATCCGCATTATTTAGTTGCGGACATAATGTAAAAGAACATCAGGATAAGTATAATCAAATAGAAAATAGTGATGAATTTATAAGATGTTGTTGGAAAAATAATATGATTGATAATATTGATATTATTGGAATAGGTAATCTCATGAACCTTCAAGTTAATTATTTAGAAAACAATCAAAGTTTTGTGTTATGTATTCAACCTCCAATTATAAGCAATGAGATCACACATTTTCAAATTAAAAAAACTACAATAAAATTCATAGATAAAAATGATGCATTATATTTCGATGAAAAGCTTAATAAAACATTATCTCCAAATTTTATGCATAATGATATATACATATTTATCGTATTTTTAAGATATATTGGACTTAAAGAAATTAATTTATTCGGGTTTTACTTAGATAATAAAATGCTTGATATTAGAAATTATAATTATTATGATGACATTATTTGTAACAAATCTCATTATTATCAAACAATTGATAAATCTCGAACTAAAGAACCTGGAATGTTCTACGATCATTTGAATTCTTGTTCGTTAAAAAATTGGGCGGATAGTAATAATACATTAATATATAATGTATCGAAGACCGGGTGCATTAGTAATACAATCCCAAGAATTACATTTGAATCCATTTTTTTAAATAATAAAACCATTATAGAACCTGAATATAAATATGAAGACCTGTCAGTCCAAATGGATAAATATATTGATAAGGAGTTTTATTGTAGAAAATATAACAAACCATTTAATATAAGAGATTATATAGATTCAATTTATTATATGAAACAGATAAATGATAAGGATTTAAGAAAAGATTATCAAATAAGCAATTTATTGAAAGAAATTATGGGGGTTACTGCGTATATAATGAAATATCCAGGTACTCATAATCAAGATATAAAGGCGATCAATATGAATTTACACACTGTATTTGGTTGCCATTATATAATGTTCTTTAATAATGCGATGGAAGTTTGTTTTTATAAAGATTTTGATTTAATTAATAGCAACGAATACTGGGATGAAAAATTAATTGAAAATAGTAATAAAATATCAATATTTACAAACAAAGATATTATTGATTATCCTTTACAAATTTATAATGAAAGTAAATATTTTTATTTATTATTATTAAAATTACGATTCAAATGTATAGATCATTTACCAAATGATTTTAATGCGATCGAATATAAACAATTAAATGAAGATTTAAAACATATGACAGTTTTAGAGGCATCAGCACATTATATTAATCACGGTATTTCAGAAAAACGAACATACAAATAGATAATATATTCGTATATTGTGTAAATTTATTGTATTACAAATGTATATATATGGAATCTCTAAACAAATTTTTCATTATGTGTGGTCCGAATGTGATCGAAAGTGAAGAACACACTATGTCTATGGCACGGAAACTAAAGGATATATATAGTAAATATGATATCCATTATTTTTTTAAAACCTCTATCGATAAGGCAAATCGCTCATCACTTAATTCTTACCGAGGGGTAGGTTTCGAGGAAGGTTTAAGAATATTGAAAAGAGTAAAGGATGAATTAAATATTCCAATTATCACCGATATCCATGAAAGTTGGCAGGCAAAACCAGTGGGAGAGGTTGCCGATATCATTCAAATTCCAGCATTCTTATGCAGACAAACCGATTTACTAAAAGCTGCAGCAGAAACGGGAAAAATAATCCAAGTGAAAAAAGGTCAGTTCTGTTCCGCAGAGCAAATGCATAAATGTAAGGAAAAAATTATTGCATTCGGTAATCCCAATGTAATATTATGTGAACGAGGAAATTCTTTTGGATACCAAGATTTAGTAGTAGATCCCCGCAATTTAATTTGGTTAAAATCAGATACCAATTTAGTTTCCATGGATATTACTCATTGTCTACAAACCCCTTCGCAAAAATCTGCAGATGGGACTGTCAAATGTGGCGGACATAGAGATCTTATTCCGTATATGGGGAAAATGGCAATTTGTTTAGGTGTAAATGGAATATTTATGGAAGTGCATGACAATCCGGATGAAGCGTTATGTGATGGACCAACACAATGGCCGTTGGATAAATTGGAATGGTTGTTGGATTTTTTGGATATATTGCAGAAAAATTAATAATTATAGTTTGAAATATTCATCATCAATTAGGAAGAATACTTCAGGATTATTGGGTTCATTTGAAAAGAAAATATTCATGGTGAAAAAATATAATATTTAACTATTATATAATGAAAAAAATTTTAGGAATAATGACTGACCGAACAGAAGAATTTTCAAAATATAATATTTTATTTATTAAAAAATTTATTCACGAAATCGATGAATTCTATATTTTTACAACAGAAGAAGCATATAACAATTTTTATGTAAATATATTAGATTTCCCTCATAAAAAGGTATTTTTTGAAAAATCTGACTTTTATCCTAAGAAAATTGGTTATGGATTTCATATTTACAGTGAATATTTATGCAATCAAACAGAAGAAGGTTCGATTGTTTATTTAACTGGGGATGGAGCGTTTATGGTAAAAAATCCCTTCGACTTTATAAAAGATGAAGATGATTTTGATGTAATAAATTGTATTCATAACCATCATGGGCGAGATATGTGTTTTGATATTGGTTCATTTTTTAAGAATACTAAACAAACAAAACTATTTTTATCAAAATTAACGGATTTTTTTAATAATCCGGTAGATGAATTACAATTATACCCCAACGGTAATTCAACCCAGTTAATCAATATTGATAATTTATCTAGATGGTTAATTGCTCAAGATTTATATTGGAATATATATATGAAAAATGAAAATATTAAATACTTATATGAATTGGCGAACATTAAATTTTTTAAAAACAGATTTCACTGGGCGGGCAATTCGGCATCAACAACATCATTTGTTTCAACATTATACGACTCTTTATTTTTGAAAGAAGAATGCCTCATCAATTTATTAGGACGACATAAATATTTAATTAATCAAGATTTTTATAAATATTATTATGAAAAATCCTTGGATAAAACAGATATTTTATCTAAGGATAAGTGTATTGAAATATTTAAAGGGGAGTATAATCGTGAAAAAACATTAAAAATTGCAGAACATTATGATATTATACATAAAACAAAATTTAAATAAAGTACTACTATTATAATTTAAAATATACTGTTAAATTATAATACAATACTTTTATGGCAAAAATATTATGTTGCATTCCTGCACGGTATCATTCTTCTCGTTTACCTGGAAAACCTTTATTAAAAATTAATGACAAAACCATAATTCAACATGTTTATGAAAAAGCTTTGCAAACAAAAGTCGATGATATCGTAATATTGACCGAGGATAAACGTATTTTAGATGAAGTCACTTCGTTTGGAGGGAATTGTGTGATAGTAACAGAAGAATGCTTGAATGGTTCCGAACGAATTATACGCTATTTACAAACTATCGATCACAGTAAATATGATATCATTGTTAACATACAAGGTGACGAACCCTTTATAAAACCAAATGTAATAGACGAAACTATTGATAATTATTTACAACAACGACCAGCATGCTCTACTATTTGTTTTAAGACAGATCATAGAGATGAGATCTTATCCAAATCAAGAGGAAAGGTTATTGTAGATCAAAACAACAATATTTTATATTGTTCACGAAATGTAATTCCTAGTAATAAAACCGAAAATATTATATCCAATCATCAATATAATATCCATGTTGGAATTTTTGTATATGATAAGAACTATTTATTGAATCATTTTGTTGGACCAAATACACCATTTCAACTTCTTGAGGATATTGAATGGTTAAAAATCATCGAACAAGGATTTAAAGTAAACACCATTTTTTCAGAAGAAATGGAAAGGGGTGTCGATACGATAGATGACTTTGAATACTTAAAAAGTAAATATGAAAAATAAACTAATGAAAATAACTGTATATTTTCATCAGTTTACTCTAAAAATACCTATTATTTTTTTCTCTTGCAACACCGGAAGATATGCGTTTTGTTTGCTTATATCACAAACAAATTTTTCAATATTCGTTTCATAACTAAATTGTTGATTTATATTGTCTATTGTGATTGACGTTAATGGTGAGTGTTTTAATAACAGTCTGCGAATATCTCCATCCGTTAAGATACCCAGTAAAGTATCATTTGTATCTACAAAAAAACAACAACCAATACAATGATCGGTCATTTTTAAAAATATGTCATTCATATTAATTATTTCTCTCATCACAATTTTAGGGAATTCATTAATCATGACATCCTTGATTCTTTTTAAATTATTTCCTATATTCCCAGCAGGATGATTTTCCTTATACCCGTCGATTGTGATATTTTGTTTCAAGATAGAAACAAGTACATTAATAAAAAGGAGATGAGACATACAGCTATTTGTTGGGATTTTATTAATCTCTCCACTTATTTCTCGCATAAAAGGTGTTTCTATGGTTAAATCACATTCTGTCTTGAATAATGATTCACTATCACAACATATACCAATAATATGACTTTTTCGCATTTTCATATACGGAATGATTTCCATTAATTCTTTGGTATTACCACTCTTGCTAAACATAATTACAGTATCATTACTATCCATCGTACCAATATCACCGTGTAGTGCGTTTACAGTTTCTAAAAATGTCCCTTTTATTGATATTGATTTTAACAAGTCACAACAATGTTTTGCTATATTTCCCGATTTTCCGATTCCCATAAAGTAAATAATTCCCTTTGTTTGCTTTATTATTTCAGCCAACTTTTCTATCTCACTTACGTTTAGGTTATCAATTTGATAATCGATTTCCGTTTTGATTTCTTTGATTATATCCATTATGTATAATGAATATAAAAGATTTGTATATATTCATGTATAGATGAATATTTACGTTGATATCGACGATACCATTTGTTATCACAGTGAAGAAGATAAAGCAGTATTAAATTATGGTAATGCAAAACCATACGAAGAACGCATCGATAAAATAAACAAATTATATGATGAAGGAAACACAATTGTATATTGGACTGCTCGTGGAACAAAGACGGGAAAAAATTGGTTTACTGTCACTCATAACCAATTACTATCATGGAACGCTAAATTTCATGAATTAAGAATGGGAAAGCCGAATTATGATTTATTTATTGATGATAAAAATATTCATTCTGACACTTTTTTTAATCAATAAATTAATCAAAATAGATTATCATAATATTCGTTAATCTTTTTACATACAAATAATACATCTGTTTCTAATAACTCGGGATACATCGGTAATGATAATAGGTTGTTTTTGTAAGCTGTCATTGTTGTACAGTGGGATGATGGAACATGACTATATGCTTTGCTATCGTAAAACGGTTTGGGATAATGTACTGCACATCCAATATTATTACTTTCTAAATATTCTTTCAATTCGTCCCTGTTTTCGACTCTAATTACAAATAAATGTATATTGCTAATACATTTTTCGATTGGTTTTATAAAAGTTAGTTCACATTGTTGTTTAATATTTGTGTAATATAATTTTGCCAAACGATTTCTATTTCCATTCCATTCATCCAAATAATCTAATTTAATTGATAATATTCCTGCCTGAATATTATGTATTCTTTCGTTAGCGCCTATTATATCCCATTTATATCTTTCCACAGAACCATAATTTCGATAATGTCTACAAAAGTTTTCATATTTCGAACTATTAGTTACTATTGCTCCACCTTCGCCAAAAGCACCTAAATTTTTAGACGGATAAAACGAAAAACACCCTAGATCTCCAAATGTTCCTAGTTTTTTATTGTTATA